AACAGTAACTAGATTTTGAGTACCAGAAGCCCCATCCGGTACAGTAATAGTACCTGTAAATGTAGGAGCAGACATTGTAGGACTTGTAAACATAGTTGCTTTACTTTCATTAGTTACATTATTCAACGATAATGTGCTTTTTACTGCTGCTGCATTTGCTGCTGTAATAAGTCCTATCATCGGTGTAGCAATAGCAGAAGCAACCCCTGTATTAGCAGCCGTTCTACCTATTATTGTTCCACTAGCAATATCAGCAATCTTAGCCATTGTAACTGCACTATCTGTAATATCACCTGTATTAACACTAGTTAGATATGTATTAGTATCAACGCTATAACTACCTGCACCTGTTCTTTTAAGTAAACCATTACTGCTGAAATCACCATCCATTAATGCCCCTGCTGCTGCTACATTTGTTGCATCTGTAACATCAGCACCGCTTTCTGGTAATGTAGCAAATACTTTTCCAGAACCCGCTAATTGAGAAGAAGTTATTTTTTCTAACATTTGGTCTACTCTAACCTTTTTGTATGTGTCAGCATCAGCATCATAAACAGTTAAGAAATCTGAACCTATTGTTGTACCCGTACCTAAATCTGTTAAAGCATTAAAGTTTAGAGATATAGTATCGCTTGAATTAACTAACCCTGTTGCGAATGTTAAAGCACTTTGTTTAGCATTCCATGTTGCAGCACTAGCAATTCTAGCATCTGCAAAAGTACCAGATGTAATTTTAGAGGCTGCTAAACTAGGAATATCAGAAGCAGACAAACCACCATCTAATACATTTAATTCTGTTGTGCTTAGAGTAGCACCTTCAAGAATACCTAATTCTGTTTCCGAAACATTAACAGAACCAATACCTATTTCACCTGTAAAGGTAGGATTTGCTATTGGTGCATATGTTGAAGCAGCAGTAGTAGTTGCCAATTTAGCATCCATTTGAGTTTGAATTGCTGATGTTACACCATCAGTATAATTTAGTTCTGCAACAGTAGCAGTTACTCCTAAGTTAGTTAATACATTTGTTTTTTGTGTATTAGTTAAAGATTGATTGTTTACATCTATTCTTAATCTGTTACCTAAAGCAGTAGAAGTTGTTGTAGCAAAGTTTGCATCATCTCCTAATGCTGCCGCTAATTCATTTAAAGTATTGAGAGCAGAAGGTGAAGAATCAATTAATCCCGAAACTTGACCGTCAACATATGCTTTTATTGATTGTTGACTCGCTGCTGCTGTTGCACTATCAGTAGCCATATCATCTTCATCTAATAGAGATAGTTGTGTATTTGCTGCTGCAATAGTTAGATTTGACCCGCTAGGTGTTACTGTAATATTTGAACCCGCTACAATTTTCAAGTCTTGAGTACCACTAGAAGCACCGCTTTTTGTTAATCTAAGTAATGCGTCATTTGAATCATCTACCCAAGAAGAAGTAAATACGTTTTGTGTATTATCATTAGCAGTCATATCATTTACTACTAAATCAATAGTATTATCAGATGACTCATATGTAGCCGCAATTCTTGTTTCGGTGTTACCTGTAAACATAGCACCTACTAAGGCTTTTATTTCTGCATCTGTTCTTAGCGATACTGTTCCACTTGCATCTGGAACATTTATTGTTCTATCAGCCGAAGCATCAGCAAATGCTAATTTTGTGTAATAAGCGTTTGAAGTGTTATAGGAATATATATCTCCATCACTACCTTTTATTTCTAATCTCTTTCTGAAATCACCGCTATTATCATCACCTGCTGTCAAGGTTCTTGAAGTCGTTTTAATACCTACATATTGTATTTTTCTTTTTACTCCCGTACCTGTACCTTTTGCTATTTGTACTACACAAATTGGAATATCACCATCTGTTAAATCAGCAGTTTTAGCAGCAGTAGAACCTAGAGCATTTGTTCCTCTTAATGCAATTGCATCACTTGAATTAATTACAATAAATCCATACCAATCATAATTTGCTGCTCCTGTAAAATCTGAACTGCTTTGATTGGGTTGCGCCACTAATGTTTTATATTCTCCTTTCTTAAAATAACCACCTGCTGTTATATCGAATGTGCCATCTGCTTGAGCATTAACTTGAAATCCATGTGCTATAAAAGAACCTGCATCAGCAGTATTCAATGCTTTAATTATACCAGAATGAACTGCATCTACACCATCTTCTAATTGGTCGCTATTAGACGGGTCTAATTTCAATGTACTAATGAATCCTGAAAAGTCTGACATTAAGGAATCACCACTCTAAAAGTAAAACTAACTGTTTCATTAGATGCTAGTGGCCCAATGCTATTAAAATTAACTCTAGTTAACATATCTCCATTGCCCGTAGTAGCATGATTAAACACTCCCATTTCTGATATTACATTAGTTGTTATTTCATCACCTGTAAATGTAACAGTATATACTATTGTGTTACCTATTACTTGTTTTGAATCAGCCTCTTTTCTTGCTATTTCATGGTCTAATGTAGTTTGACTAGTTGCTGTATCATCTCCGCCATCACCTACTGCAATGTATAGGAAATCACCTACTATTAAATCGGCTGTTTTGTTCTTCCCTGCATCTGTTATCATAATTTTATTTCCTCCGTTGTTGTTGTTTCAGTACCCGGATTATATAAAGTAGACCAACCAATTACAGTAGACCAACCAACATCTGTTCCAACTACGCTACTTATAGAGTAATGTAAAGAGGTTTCCTCTATTCCTATTTCACTAAAAGCCATTTGACTAGTAGTAGAAACTGAAACATTCTTATTCAATAAAGTCACAAAACCACCTTCTCTTTCAATATTCATTTCTGCTAATCTTTCAGCAATTGTTTTGTTAAATGTACCAACTTGTATTTTAGATATATTAGCCATAGCATTTTCTATTTCAAATATAATATAATCATCTGGTGGAATACCATGATTAGGGAAGTTTAATGTTATTAAATCGCCCGGCTTCATTAACTTCATATTTCCTTCTCTTTCTATTTCTATTGTTACTTTAATAGCGGGAGTATTATGTAATGCCAATAGTTGTTCTGCCTTTATTTGTGCTTCTTTAGCATACTTAATATTAGAATCAATATGTTTGATAGTATTTGTATTTCTCGTAGTAGGCATTTCAGCAGTCGCCTTAACATTGTCTCCTATTACTATGACTTTATTTGCTGCATCGAATAGACTAGTATTATTTTCTACACTCAAAAGATTTTGTCCGTCTTTATATCTTAATGAATATTTTCTTCTTGTAGTATAATCATCTACATCTCTGATAAGTATCTTATCTTTATTGAATACATATTCTAATCCTTTCTTGCTTGCTAAGAAATTAACTGCTGTGAATACATCATTTTCAGCAAACCTTGTATTTAGAATAAATGGTTTTCTATTGTATTTAACAAGTTCTTCACCTGCTTTAGGTTTGTAAAATATATCTGCTGTTGATGTTTCATTATCATAATCTACATCCTTTAATACTAAAGTAGTGGATGTATTTCCAGATGCAACTTCTCCTATGAGTTTACCTTCGTGATTATATAATACATCACCAACTGCTATTGAAGCAACTGCTGCTGATAAAGAAATAGTAAGACCTGTTGTATCACTAGCAACTATTGCACCTGTATAGGTTAAGTTTCTTTCTGATGTATCTAAATCAATTCCACTATCTTCTAATATTTCTTCAATTGCTTTTTCTGCATCTGTGCCTATCGAAAAACTACTTCCAATATACGCTGTATCTTTTATGTCAAGAGCATTTGAGGTAGTTATAGTAAATGTTTCTCCAAAAGAAACCACCCCATTTCCTGTAAGTGTTCCTTCATAATCAAATCTTAAAGGAGTAGCAGTAGTTTTAGTTACAGTTAGTGTTTTTCTTTGTGTATTTTTACCATCTGTAATATAGCAATCTATTGCATCTCCATCACTAAACATTGCATTAGCATTGGCAACAGTTAATTTTTCAGGTAAGTTATTTGAGTTAGTAATTGCTCTATCTGTTTCTAATAATATATACATTGATTTAATACCTTCTGCATAATTGTCTGTATTAGAAGTATCAATAGCACCTGTTCTAATATTTGTAGGTACAATATCATACTGTAATCCTGAATGTATTAATTTATTTATTTCTATAAAATCGGGAGTATCTTCAAATGCTGTTTCAGATATTTTCATTAATCTATATATTGAATTAATATCAAAGTTTGCATTTAATGTTAAAGTGTGTACCGAAGGACTACCAGTAGTCGCTACATGGTTTATTATTTTTAATGTAGATGAGCCATCTTGTTTTGTTAAATAATAACCTGTAAGGTTAGGTACATAATGAATCCAACTATGTTTATTTGTAGCATTCATTGTAATTTCAATAGAAGAAGAAGCAGTCCCCCCTGTATTTATTTGAGGTTTAATTAGCATCTGTGTTTGATAGATTTCTCCTGTTGTTACACCTGCATCTCTGTGATTGTATTCCTTTCCATCTGCTGTATACCCTTCTTCTGAACTAAAAGGTTCAGTAAATGTCTCTACATTATCCTCTCTACTTGTAGTTTTAGTACCTACAAATGCTGCACCAGAAGAACCACTAACAGATATTTTACTTATTCTCATATTCCTACTGTGTTGTTGGTCGTGTCCTTGATTTGTGCTACTTAAATCACTTCTTCTATCAGTAAAATTACTAGATGAATCTAACGCCAATGGACTAGAAGTTAAAGAAATATTTCTTTCATTACTTCCTTGAGATTCTTGTATTGACCCTTTAAAATGTTTAAAAATTGCTACACAATTACTGTATAAATCCGCACCTCTATCAGCATGATATTGAGAAGGGCTATTATTACTACTACTAAATGTAGGCATTTGTAATGCGTTGATTACTCTTGATAAGTGCCAATATTTAGTTGCATAGTCATTACTATCAGGCCAACTTCCAGAACCATCAAAATCTATTTGCCAATCTCCTTCTTCGTGGAATGGTGAGTTGGTAAAATTATCGTTATTTGCACCACTACCTGCTTGAAATGCTTCTGCTATTATTGGCAAATAGATGTTATGACTGTTAAATAAATCACTATTACCAATTCTAGGAACGTGTTCTAAATAACTTTTATCAATTTCTTTAATTAAAAGATATGCGTTAATGTGTCTCATTTTACTAGTATGTGCTAAAGTATCTATACCAAAGCCATCATCAGCAAGCATATCCCAAAGTAATACGTTAGATACAAAACCTGCCTCTCCACTACTAATAGTTTGAAAAATGGTTATATTAGAACTTACAGTTCTAGCACCAGATAATAAACTATGGTCGGCATCAAATCTAGCAACTAATGTACCATCTTGTTTGTATATCATATCATCCTTTTTAAATGAATATGTGTTATTACCACTAAATGTAATTGATGAACTTGTTGTAGTAAATGTAAATGCTAAATTAACAGGAGTTTTAAATCTAGGATATGAAAAATTATCAATTGTAGGTAGATTGGTTATGTCCTTTAATGACTCAGCATCAACAGGATTAAAATGCCAATCAAATGTTGCTTCTACTAATCTCATAATACCCCATCTTTTGACAGCAGTTGGTGCAATAGAGGCAGTATCTATTTTACTCATATCATAACTATTTTCTTTTCTTAGTAATTCAAAAGAACTCCCCGTATAATTAGTATGAGACACATTATTACCCTTCTGAGGATTTGCTTCTGTTAATATTCCAAAAGATGAAAAATCTGATTGATTCAATAAATTATTATATCTTAGTTTAGATTCTGGAAATAAATCTCCTACTGATAATAATTCATATTTTTTAGTCCTGTAATCTCTTTGATTTAAATTAAATGCTTTAGTTGAACTAGTTGTGCCTGTTCTACTAATAGGAAACTCTTTTGGTAAACCTAAAGCATCTCCATTACCATCATTAGTAGATGTTAATTTATCTGGGCCTGTATAACTAGCATCGTGATAATTACTACCCCAATAAGGAGAATCAGTAAGAGTTGCTGTCAATGTATTAGTAGCACCTGTCGCTTTAATACAATAAGCAGGTGCAGCACCCATAATTTTTTGTGTTTTTAATCCTTCATTTAATACAGAATCAAAGGTTTGTTTTATCTCTCCTTCTGAAATATGTTGTAAATCTAAATATCTATACATTTGGCTAGAAGTATATATCGCATCATGTTCATGTTTTAGTCTATGTATAAACCCTGCACTAGGAATATTTCTATTAACTAAATACAAATACGCATTATTTTCACTTGAAAACCTGCTGTCAGAAGTATTTGTTTCAACACTACCTAACACAATAGGAAAAGTAGGTGCAAGAGTAATAGTGCTAGATTCTCCTTCCATTTTTATACTATCTACTATATTGAATCCGGTAGTTATGCTAGGAGAAACAATAGAAGAATAAGTAGTCTTAGAATCTTTTTCTAAACCTAATCTAAATGAAAACTTAGAGTCTTTAGTTCCTATTGAATCTACATCTAAAATATCATATCCTAAAGAACCATCTTGACCGTAACCAAAAGTAGCAGAAGTATATGCCAAATCACTATAAGTTACAGCATTAGTATCACTATATACTACCTTTTTACCATCAACAAATACTACACCTTTATCACCTGTTGAGTCTAAATCAGTAGGTGAAGAGGTTGCTTGAGGATTCTTACTCAATGCTTTAAATGATGATTGATAATTAGATGTTCTAGGTTGCCAAAGTTTAACTGTACTGCCCGTACTTATTTCTGTTTCAGTAATATTAGCACAAGATAAAGTAATAGTATAATCTCTATAAGAACCCAAAACCTGAGAGGCCGCACCAACATTACTTATTTCACCGACTAAATTACCACTACTATCTAATAAAACATCATACGGTTTTGGTATTATTCCTAAATCGTGTTGAGCATCAAGTATTCTTAATCTTGTCTCTGTTCCTGTGGCAGTCAAAGTTGTCGTTGCCGTTGTTACATCAATTGTATCAGTAAGTACAGGAATCAAACTAGAATATATTACATCATCAGTATGATTCAAGTTTTTAGTTGTTGTATCGCCTAACAATTTAGATAATTTATCTCTACCAGATATTTCAAAACTAATCATACCACCTTTATTTACTGAGTTTATATCCTCTACACTACCAGAAAATATTTCCTCATCAATAGCATAATTACCAGATAAATAATACATCATAGATATAGGAGTGCTTTGATAGTATTTTTTAGAAGTAAAGTCTGATGATAATTTAATCTGATTATGTACCGAATCCCCATAGTCTATTGTTATTTCATGGTTGACTAATTCTGGTGTAAGTAATACTACTCTATTATCATTTAAACTAGATTTTGTTTTATTTATTGTTTCACCATTAATAGTTAATCGTTTGAAAGTATTACTAGCATATACTGCTTCTGTATCTATTGGAAAATCTCCTACTAGTCCACCATTCCATGACCTAACATACATATCAGCATTACTAAAAGACTCCATAGTAGATATACTGCTAAACTTTAATGCACCATCGGTTTTAGTTAGACTAACAGTAATTTCTTGCGCTCTTGCATTATCTATATCAGTAGGGGCAGCAATAGAATCCACTACATAATAATTATTATTTACTTGTATTATATCGTTTGCTTTTATAAAATTATCATTTCTAACATCATAACTTTCTGTTATATTATTTATTTTAATTTTATGTGTTCCACTAGAAGAAACACTATTGACAGTATACGGTATTTTATATTTACCTAGTGTAGCAGAATGTATAGAGTTTCTAATAACAAACTTGTCATTTTGTTTTAGTTTCAAATGCTGAATACCTGAGTAGTCTAGCACTTTTACTCTTGCTATCTGACTCATTTTATTTCTAGGATAATTTACTGTTGCATCCATTATAGGGTCTACAATATTATTTTTTAAATGTGAAGATTTATAATATAAATGTCTTTTAGCACCTGTCAATTCTCCATAAAACTTTCCATAATTTGCAGTATAAAAACTAGTATGTGCTGACGTTCTATCAGATGTATTTCTTTTATAATTTCTAATAGCCCTATCCCATCTATCGGGAGTAAATGTATATGTAGCATCAGTATCATAATCCTTAGTATTACCACTTTCTAAAACAATGTCTTTATTTCTAATATTATCTACCAATAAAGCATCTTGATTCATAGCCCCTAAATCATTAATGATATTACCATATTCTTGTTCTGTTAAGAATACCGTATGGTGTAAGTCTCTACCTTGATATGCGTCAAGAGCAGTACCTAATCCACCATTTACTGTAACTCTATTAGCATCTAAAGTTATTTCATTAGTGCCAGAATCTTCATCTGTTATTATACCAAGAAAGTCTTTATTATTACCTACCCATAAACTTCTTCCTACATCAGTAGCGGAAAATGTATAAGTATTATATACTTCACAGTTTTCAGTATAAGCATTAATAGCACTATTAGTAGTAGAAATAACTGTATTTACTTGCGCCCAATCCTTATACCATCTACAAGTAGTCAATAAGTATTTAGTATTGTAATCTAATTGGTTTTTATTTACTAATCTATCTTCATAGAAATACCAAGTAGGTCTACTAACTGTACTACTTACATCATATTTATCATTAATAACACCAGATGTACTATCAGTTAATCCTCTGAGACCGTAAGATACTGCTACTACATTTATATCTGTTTTTGCTGGCCCTTGATAGATTTCAAAGTTAGTACCTTTAGGTATAGATGAAGGATATTTAGGCTCAAACTCTATCCCATCACCATAGTAATCAAAAGTAGTTAATTGTTTTATTTTAGCAAAATGTGGTCTAATTGATAATGCACCATCATCCCCTTTAATTTCTGGATTAATTAAAACAAAGTAGTCATTAGTTTCTAAATCAAGGCTTTCAGCCCCACCAACAGCAGACAATAGTTGACCTGCAACGCTTGCCTTTGGGTCATAAACTCTTAATTTATATGAAGGAGTTTGTTGTTTATTAGTTGCATAATTTGCTAAAACATTTGAATTACTAGAAGGTATTATTCTATTTACTATTCTATTTTTTCCATGTGCTGAAATATCTGGTTCAGTAGTTACACCATAACTAGTTGGTGCGTTTCTTATTTCAAAGAAATTGGCCGAGTTTTCTACCGGACTAGTAGGTAAACCCGGATTTTTTAATACAGGATTTACAGAAGTATTAGAAAAAGCAACATCTGGAAATGCGTTTTTTCTATTAGCATAGGTATAATTTAATGTTTCAGTATGTGTTTTATTATTATTTAAAACATAGACATAATTATCAGGCATTAGTTATCACCAAACCTATAATAGAATACTATATCACTATATCCAACAGATAACGTGCTGCTTCTTGCACTAGGTTCTCTTCTACCATGTAAACAAATCTCATACATTTCTCCCATAAATTGAGTAGTTGTGCTTTCTGTATATGTATAAGACCCACCGCTTTCTGTTCTAACTTTACCCTTACCAATCCAAGTATCGCTAGGGTCAAAATAAAATCCATCTGTTAAAGTAACATTTTCTGAGGCTATTTCTACGTTATTCAAATACAATTTTAAAGCGTCTCCTGTAAAGGAACAAGACACTTTGTAAGTTGAATCAATATACAATGCCTCTCTAGGTTGCGAGTAATATATATCTGAGGTATAATTAGCAGCAGTAAAATTAGTTGCTGATAAAGTAATATCATTAGAGTTTATAGATGCAACAGTACCTATTAGTTTCCCTGTATTTCCATAAATACTTTCACCAACACCAATTAAATTAGTTTCGTTTGTTGTCATCTGGCTAATTACTCTAGTACTACTATTCAAAGAAGTACTAGAATCTAATTGTCTTAATGATGTAGTTATCCCTTCATATAACTGAGTATTAGTACCACTATAATAGCCATGTAATACATTGTTAGGTTTGATTACAGTATCAGAAGTAGAAGTAACTTTAGTAGTATCATCTTGATGTATCTTAGCAACTATTCTATATTCCGCAGGTTGATTTATATTAATAGTAGTAGTATTTTCAAGATATAATTCAAAGTTTTTATTGTAATATAACATCATCTTGTGAGCATATCTATCGCTTGTATATTTATTTGATTGATAATGTGTAGTGTTAGAAGTAACAGAAGTATTCAAACTAGGAATTGTTTTTTCAGAATCAGTTATCCCCGACCCTGTTGTTTTAGAACCAAATCCATTAATGTCATAGGGAGTTATAATCATCTCTAAGGTAAATCCTTTAGTAATACCCCAATGGCCTTGTCTGAGAGCCAAAGAAGTGTTAGTAGGGTTAGTATTACCATACGTTTGTTTTATGTAGCCATCACTAAGTATAGGGAATACTAATGACTTTGTTTCTCCTACATATACACCGGGCATTTAATCACCTAAAAACTAGAATTAATGAAGTCTGAAACTCCTGTTGAAGCATTGGTGAATGTTAAACTAAATGTTATTGAAGGTACTTGGTCTCCCGCCCAATCACAAGAAAAATCATTTATGAATCCTGTAACCCCTGCTATCTCATTATTTGTTGATAATAAAGCATCAGGAAAAGGAGTAGTACCCCAATCTAATTTAGTACCATCTATTGAAGGTATGTCGAAATCTCTATTACCCCAATGGAAAGGAATTAAAGGTAAATCTGGTAATTCTGTATTCTCATGTGTATCACCATTAGCCTTTGTACGATAATCAAAATTAGTATCTGCACGACTAGGATATAATATAATTAATTTAGTTAGATTCTGGTCTTCATGTAAGAAAGAAGAATCTACATATGAATGAATTAATTGTGCTATTTCATATCCTGTTAATACTACACTTTTTTCTCCAGATTTATTTTTCTTAACTATCTGTTGGTCTTTAATTACTCCTTGTAATGTAATAGTTTTAGTAGCCAAACCCATATCTAATGCTAATGTTGTTGACTCTCCTGTTACTACACCTGAGAAAGGTACAGGAAACGCTAAAGATTGTTTATTGGTAGATATTGATATAGAGTTAACTAATAACCCTATTCTATTTTGATGAAGTGGAGATTCTGTTGTTTCTCCAGATATGTCGGGTTTAGTGTCACCAGAACCTCTTCTTGCTAACTCTAACATAACATATGTTGCTGCACCTAAATCATTTCTATAACTAACCATTTTACGCACCTATTCTACTAGAACCAGAACGGTTCATCCTTAAATTAATTTCTCTAGCAACTTTATTTGCTATATCTCTTATCTCAGAATCAGAAGCACCTACTCTACCATTGACATGAACGTGTATTGTATTTCCTCCACCCATTCTTCTAGTATCAGTATTAGAATATACTCTTGAACCCGCAGGTAACGATACTAATTCTGGCCCATTTTCACCAACCATTGCTAATCCTCCTCTAGTTATACCACCTGTTTGATAACCTTTTATTTTGAGCCTAGTATTATCACCGAATATACCTGTAACTAATCCATTCCAAAGACCAGATACTATTCCTACTAGTAAAGAACCTAATGTAACTACTAACCCTGCTAAGACATTACCTATTAATAATACCACATTCCCAAATATATCAAGGACTACTATTTTAATTGCACCTATTACATCTCCTCTAAAAATTGCTCCGAATAATTTGAATACACCGACTAATATTCCTAATATGTTACCCAATGCAGATTTGAAAAACTTAAATGCTGTACCTAACATTGATGACATTATAGGCCACCCTTTCTTAATAATAGCAGCCAATATTGTTATACCTAATACTATCATTAAGAAATACATAGCAAACTTACCAAGACCTGCTACTGCCAATGTGCTAAACTTACCAAGTTTACCAATTAATTTTTTACTTTTTATTTTAGTCATTAATTTCTTGAGACCGCTAGCATTTTCTTTATTTAGTTTAGACCGCATATCAAGACCACCATCTTTTCTTATCCTTCCAAGTGGCCCTTTATCAACAAAAAAATCTTTAGTTTTATTAAATACATTCATCATAGGAGAAGATTTTCCAAGCACTTCATCAATTATGAATTGACCTGCCTTTCTTCCTTTACTAGTTTTATGTTCTCCCGCCCCTATACCATATTTACCTTTAGGTATAAACATATACGCAGACATTGCATCATAACGCTCTCTCATTGATGGCCCTTTAGCCATTTTTTTCTTGAGTCTTTTACCAGATTTTGCTTGTTGTTTCTCTATTTGTTCCATTGTTCCTTTATAATACTCTAATACTTCTTCTCTTGCCTTGTCTTTATTAACGCCTTGACCTACTAACATATCAAAAATAGGATTATCAGTATTACCCGATAACATTTGTTTTCTCGCCATTTTTAATTTCTTTAAAGAATCAGCCATTTTTAGATTTGCTTCTAATCCTTCAATCATTGATTTTTTTTGTTTATCACTATTATCAGTAAAGGCTTGAAACACATTGCTTACTGCTCTAATTCTGTTTTGTAGTTTCCAAAGACCACTACCAGAAGTAACTCTAGCAAAAATAGTCCACCATTGATTACCTGAATCACCTAATTCACCAAAACTTCTAGCCCAACTCTCTTGAGCAGTAGTTAAACGATTAATAGCAACGGTTAAGTCATTAGTAAACTCTATTGGATTATCCCCACCCATTACCATACTATCACCTTAACTTACTTGTTTGTTTTGAAATCTCTTCTACTTTTAACTGTTCCACTTCTGAATGTATTTTCATCATATCTAATATTATTTGTGCGGGCGTATTGTATGCTTCCATTGGACTAATACTAAACGCCTTTGAATATGTATAAATTAATATTCGTGAGGCTAAAGTTGGTTCTATTTCACCACCTTTAAGACCTCTACGAATATCCTTTAATTTCCCGTATCATCCCCTAAGAAATCATCAAAAGGATTTGGCAGTATATCTTTCAACTGCGCCCCTACATACGGAGACAACCTTAACAACTCTAATGATGTTAATGTTGGTTCTGTTTTTTCAACGAAGTTTTCGACCATAAACCTATACATCTTATTTAGGTCTAATCCCATACTTCCTTGTTCTGCGTTAAGGCTCATCACCACAGATAACGCTTGTTCTACTTGAAGCCATGTGGGTTCTTTAATCCACACTTTCAATATATCACCTGAAGTTTCGTCTACTTTCAGATGATGGCATTTTGTTTCTACTGTTGAAAACAGTCTGTTCTTATCACTTACTACATTTTCCATTTTATTTTCCACCTACAATTAATACTAACAAACAAACGATTGTTAGTGGAATATATTTAATTAAAGTTAAACTCTTTTAACTCCTCCGAAAACGCCTTTAATGTGGCGTATTGCCTCTAGCAGACCCCTAAGTTTCAGGAATCTTAGCATAAAATTGTCCTCCTATTCTGATTAAAATGTTCTTAAACCTCATAAAACGATTTTAAGGGGGTATTAGCCTTGAATAATCCATTTGCCGTGATATTTACATTCATGTAGAGTCCTCGCGGAAAGAGTTAACGCGACATCTAGCATTCCTTTATCGTCTGGGAATGGTATATCTACTGTTTGCACAATATAATCTTTTAATGTTAAAGTTATCTTATCTGTATCTGCTGTATCATTCTTATCAAAAGTAATTACTATATTACTTGCAGATATTTCACCTTGCTTTCTTAACTCATCCCAAATAGTTCTATCAGTAACCTGTAAGTTTAATTGTACATCATATAATCTTTGACCTGTTGAATGAGCAGATATAATAGACCTATCATAATTACCTATGAATCTTTGAGGTGTAATATTATTAGTGATAGTTAAACTTCCACTTTTAACTCTAGCCAATGTTTGACCGAATGCTTCAAGATGTCCATCTGAAAACATGAATGGTAAATTATCTGCTTCTGCATTATAATTAAATAATGAAGATGGTGTCCTTACTTTTCTTTTTGGTGTATAATCCGGTAAACTATCATATGCTCTCCTAGTAACAGCATCAATAGTAGCCTTTACTTCTTGACCTTCTTCAAAGTTCATTGTAAATGTATTTACTTGACACCCTGTATATATTCTTGAAAACATATTTTCATCATTAGCATCTTGGTAATAATCAGCATCAAGAACATTACCTTTTTCATTAGTTATTTCTAATGCAAAAGAAGGTAAATTACCCGATTCTGATTCTGTAAAAGTATAATCTATTTTACTGTCAGCAGTTAACTTTAACATACTTGTATCAGCCGTTCCATATGTTTTAGGTGGGCTTATTGTTCCAGATTCTCTTCTGTGGAATGTTTTATTTGTATTATCATAATATACACTACCATTACTTGCTGCATTAGAAAGCGTATTACTACTATCTTGTGTAGCAGTAAATGTCATATTACCTAAAGCATAGTATAACCATGAGCCATTATTTAAAGATACATCAATAGAAGCAGAACCGTATGATTCCGCACCTTTGTATTGTATTCCAAAGTTTCTTGTTCCACCTAATGCTAGATTTACTTGTTTCATCTCAGCATCTACTGTTGGTGGAGTTATTGTATTAACTAAACCTAACCAATTATCTGATAATAAATTATTTTTTCCACTAATAACAGCAGGTGAAAAGGAAGGTGTTCCAAAACCAAGTATAGTCAATTCAATTATATCTGTATCTGTGCTACTTAACTCTTGATTGAAAGTAATTTGATATGCTGTATTAGATTTAATAACTAATGTTGTTGTAGTTTGTAATACATTACTACTATTATAAACTCTTACTTCTGCTGTACATCCTTTATAGATATTAGCAGGTAATTTATTTGTAGCATGGGCTGAACCGCCTGTTGCATCAACACCCCATGAAATAGTTGTTCTATCTATTGTACCGCTTGCTGTGTTTTTATATCTAAAACCAAGTCTATTCGTTCCATTAGAAGCAATACCTAATTGCATTCCTATATTATAATCCATTTCCGGCACTAACGTAGCCGATAACCCTGCCCCTGTATATACTTCATTACTTGTCATTTAACCACCTTTACTAACTTACAACGGTTCTTCCGAACCTTTTCATGGTAACAGACATCTTATAACCTAATAAACGCTTACCTCTATCATTAGCCTCACTTCTGCCTGTTAATTGAATTAGTTCTGCACTACCCTCTAAATTGTCGCTTCCGTCAAAAACTTTGGGTCGCAGCCCCTTCTTCTCTAAGATGTAGCGGGTGATTTGGTATAAACTTTGCAGTCTATCCCTTGAATATGTTAGCACCGACCAATCTTTTTGATGCAACACTCTTAAATGTATTGTGAAAGTATAATCCTCATTTCTAATACTCCAATCTATTGTAGGTAAAGACATTGATGCACTATCTTCATATACAACAATTACGGCATTTTGGTCTGCGTCAAACCTTCTACCTTTACCTGCTTCTAATGACCTTACATCTACAAAGGTAGGAGTAACTCTATGGTTAGCCAAACCCGGTGTATTATCTCCAAAACCATTTTTACCGTTACCGTCAGAAGATGCTGCGGTACTCCAATTATCACTTAATAATCGTATTACAAATGTGACTTCATCCATGCTTTACCTACTATTTCATTAAACTTTTTTGCTGATGCTTTTAATTTAACCATTACTAAATATTTGTCTAATGCTTCTCCTTCTAATCCAAAATCAGCCATTTCTTCTTCTCTTAATTTATCTCTTGCTGCTATTGATTTACCATAATTATCTATTGCTCTTGTCATAGCCTTAACATTTTCAATTTCATCCATGCTATCACTCAATCAATTAAATGTAACATAACTTGTTTGCCTTTAATTATCTTATTTGCTTCTTCAACAAGTATATCATGTTTAGTTTTCAAATCTATATTAGAACCTGTTTCAGCAATTAGAATAGTATTATCATCATGTACCAATATTTCTGCTGCTACTAGTTTAGTTGCTGCTTCATGTATCTCAGCAGGTACTCTTGACTTACCCCTAACATAAGTAACTCTAATAGAATGATTTTCATAATAAGGATAATTTTGTCTAAAGAAGATTTTACCTTCATCTCCTATAACCCAATAATCTTCCTTTCTACCTGCTGATTCATTATCAACAAATGATGTAGAAGAAGTTGGACTACCATGTGTTGCTGCAACAGTACATATAGTACCTGCATCAGAAGGTAATAGAGAAGTAATTGTTACTGATTTTCCATCACTTGATGGTGAAGCATAAAAGAAATCAGATACATTTCTAGTAGTGCCACCGTTATCGGGTGCATCTGTTGTAGTTTTAATTGCAGTTTCACCTGTAAACTGTGCTGTTTTGTGAGGAAATACTTCATTAATAGCAGCACATATTTGTAACACAGTAGTTTTTTGACCGAATGTATCATAAAAACCATTTGCATTTCCTTTAGTTAATACAAATCTATAACCTGTTCCTGTATCTCCTACTCCTAAAGTAATTGTAAATGTTCCATTAGTAGCAGATTCCGGTGGAGTATATTTGATACTTGCAGATGCTAATTCTACATACTCACTACCTTGATAAACTTCTAATTTAATTATTTTTCTAATAGACTCACTATTTAATTGAATAAACCCTAAATAATCATTCCAACTTTGTACGGGATATGCTGCCATATTCATTGTTTCAAAGTTATGAACCTCATCTTTTATTATTTCTGGCCTAAAAGAAAGTTTAACGCTATTATCTATTTTACCTTCTACTCTTTTTATTATCTTACCAACCATTGCTATACTAGGTACAGAAGAATTACTAAATGCACCTACTTGAAGTAAATCTGATACTTCGCTATGTGATGTGTAATATCCTCTACCTGATGAATAATCTGGTAGATATGTCATTGTATAGTCGCTTTCTGATGCTAATTTACCCATTTATATACCTCTCTAATTTTCTTAGTTGTCTTTTTATTGAAGAATGAAATGTTCTTCCTGTAATACTAACATCTGATATTGCACCACCTTCTAACTCTCTACTTCTTCCATCTTTTGTTGGTCTACTATATCCACTAATTTTCGGCTTACTACCCATTTCAGAATTATATGAAGTAGGTTGATGCTCAAAGTATTCAACAAAGAACACCTTTCTACCTTTATATTTAGTAGTATTAAGTTTATAAACATTCCATTTTTCATCTAATAGTGTTTTATGATTTCTTTTATGTTCTTCTGAACTGATACCACTAGCCATTGTTGGTCTATCAAGAGTGATTTCAAGTGCCTTAACACTAGCCTCTGGTACTTTTCTTACTTTTATTTCCCATCTATGTAACCCTATATTTCTTGGGTCTAACATGGCTTCATAGTTATCCTTTAATGTTTTATTTTTTTCTGAAATATCTTTAAATCCTGTTTTAGAAACATTTGGTATTTCCCCAATAGGTTCGTCAAATAATTTAATATCTCCTTTACTACTTGCATCGTCAGCATGAATTACAATATCCATTACGCTTTCACTTTTTGGCTCTACTAATTCAGAATATATTTTTTGTTCTAATTCATTAGTAAATGGTTTTTTATCATCTCCACGTCTTTTGTCATCAACATATTTTTTAATGAACCTTTCTTCTTTATTAGATAAACGCTTTTTACCTATGGTGTTTCGTTCTGTAAGATAATCATTTAACTGTTTGCGAGATATAATATTAGCATTAAAACAATTTAAGATAATTTCTTCTTCTCTAGAATCTAATAAATCATATTGTGTTGTCGCTACATCTTCGTATATGTCATTCCATAACAATTTAAGATTTATTTCAATTAGATATTCTTCTATTTTAGAATCCTTATTTGCTTCCTCTTCTAAGTCTGATGGTAGCCAAGGTAATTCTAATTCTTTCTTTAAATCAGATAATTCTGGATAAGTAGGAGTGATATTAATATTATCTGGGTTATCACTAAAATCTTCTTTTAGACTTTCTAAAGTAACTTCTGCCTTGCTTATCTTATCCTTTTTAGGATTAATACCTGCTGCATCAAATATATCATTAAACATTTTTTCTGTATCTATTGTTAACTCATAAACTATATCCATAGCAGGTGTATTATTGTAATCTCCTCCACCTACTTCTTTAGATTTAATTACTTTAATTTCAGTATATTCATGTAATTTTTCTGTTGCATCATTATATACTGCTCGTCTTTTTCTACTTGCTCCTTGAGCAGACTGAGCAACACTTCTAAGTTTACTACCTGCCGAAGAGGTTCTACTAACACCTATAATACTATTAAATGTTCTAGTATTTAGATAACCTGATACTTTAACATCAATGTCTTTGACGTTTCTCAATACTCTTTGTAAATCTTCTTGGTCGAAGGAATCTTCATGTCTTTTGAATCTCAATTTTCTCATTATCTGTTCTTGTAGTAGTTCTTCTATATCCATTTGCATTAATGTATTGTAAGCATCCTTAACATATCCATCATACTCATCCCTAGACCATTCCATTTCTGTCATTTGTTCTTCTGCATTATTTAAAAAATCATAATCAAAATAATGCCGTAAGTTTCTTTCTATGTTTAGGTAGTCTCCTTTAGCAGAAGGACTAACTAAAAACTTAACCATTAATTTAAATAAATCGTTAGACGTTCCTTTGTCACTTTCATCTAATTTTAATGTATTGCCATCTAAAGAATAATCATTACTATCATCATCTAATATTAACTTAGAAGGAATAGTAATCATTTAACTCACTCATGCCAACCAAGCCGCCCATGCAGCCCCTTTCTGTATCATCTTACCTAGACCCATTCCAGAACCCGGAGGTGTATACGATGGTTGTCCGGTGGCAGGGTCTATCCAATATGGATTACCCATTGTATCTGTACCTGCCGGAGGTACAGGATAACCAGAAGGATTGTTAAATGCCTGTTGTTGTTGCATCATCATATTATTTGCTTGAACCATAGGGTTTCCTCCACTAATTTGTGAAGGGTTTAATCCACCTGCATTAGGTACTCCTTGTTGTGGCATACTTTGTGGTATACTTTGTGGTGTAGATGTTTGTGCAGTAGAAAATCCTTGTGCTTCAAGATACTGTTGTTTAGCCATCTTTCTTTGCATAATAACTTCTGTATTTAATGCAGCAGCCACTATTGATTGAATATCTAATTCTATGTTCTCAGCAGTAATTCTTTCATATTCTCTTAATGAATTAGGCTCTACTTCTAAATCACCATTAGTATTATTAATAAACTTTAATTTTGTTAACATTTGACTTACTACTCTTTCAGTAACATCTTCTAGCAGTTTTTCAAATGCTGTTAGAAATTGTACGCCATGATATTGAAAAAACTCTTCTACATGGTTTTCTTGTAAAGTCAATAAATTATTTACTGCTTTAAAATCGGCAGCCCCTTGCTGCGATATTTGATTCGCTATACTTGTATTACTTGTTCCAAAAACACCCATTTTATTCCACCTCTTGTTCTATTGTTTCTTGTTGTATTATTCTAGTTCCTTTTGTCATTAATTCAATTACTCTTTTATTAATTGCTTGACTTTCTATTGTTAATCTAAACAGTTCATCCTCTTTTGATACGTCTAACATTTTAGGTGGTCTTATAGTCCAACCTGCTGCTGACAATGCTTCGATGTCTTGTTGCCTTAATGAAGTTAGCGGCCCAGATTGTAACATCTTAGGCATCTTAGGTTTAGGTATATATTGGTTAAACTCTAAACCATGTTCTTCTGCAATGATTTGTTGTTCTAACATTTCATATTGTTTGTATAACGCTGAATGTTTATTACAGTAAGTACCTCTCATTGGATAACCTTTCCTTACTTTATGTAAAGGTATAGTTGGTCTCATTGGGTCTGATACATCCCATACCTTATGTGTACCACATACTACACATCTATCTTTAGTATTAAACTTAAATCCATGTCGTATTTTCAATGTCTTTTTCTTTTCTGGTAAAAGTACCTTAATCATTTCTTTCAATTGTTTTTTTGGTTTATCACTTTTATATTCATATTTCATTATAGCCCCTGCTGCTCTAGCAAACTTCAATGGGGGCATGAACGGGTTTGCTACTGTTGCATTAGTAGCACCTATCAAACTTGGCGGTGTATATCCTATCATTTTATTTCCTCCTTACATTCTTTACATTGACACATTAGTGCCATTGAACAATTATTTGTTATCATTAGTAATCCTCTATCATTGTTGCTATTCCTCTATATACCATTTCTGAATCTGACTTTGCACTTACTATATATTTGTAGCATGGTATTCCTTTATCATTTAATTTTTGCATTCCATCTTTAAAAGCATCAAATATTGGGTGATTTTGTATATCATCATATTCATATGTATCTTTCCATAAATCAAACTTATTAGCCCATAAACCTACTGCTACCGGATAATCATGGTTTTTCTTTTTTTGTCTCCTATTAATATTATCCCAATAACGTGAACATATTGTATCTACTAAAAATGTCCAACATAATTGTTGTTCTATATCATAGTGTTTATCCATGTGTCTATCATCAATCATAAAAATAATGTATTTAACTTTACGGTTTTTCATATCCTTTAGCCACTCACCCCAATAAACTGTTTCTCCTCCTATATCTGCATTTTTTATTGTATGTTGGTCTCCATCAATTTTAATAGTTTTTCTTGTTGCTCTACCTCTGCCAACGGTTCTTTGTTTAATTTTTGGCACTTCTCCTCTTGTTCTTAATTGATGATTTAAAGTTGTTTTTCCTACCCTAGTTGCACCATATATACCAAAAGGTACTGCATGAACCTTTTTCCACATTAAACCAATTTGTTCTGCCATTATAATGACAAATCCTGTCATCACCGACATAACATAACCTCAGAATAAATGGTGATAAAAAGCCCAAAAGCCCTCCCACGCTTCTTGAAAGAAATTAATTCCAATTAAAGGTAAGGCATGACCTATTAAAAATCCACTAATTGTTGATATAACACCCCAAAAATAAAACCTTGCTCTTAGAAACCATATATCAGCAGAATGCGCTCTTTGCATATCATACGCTAAAGAGGTTTCATCCATACCAAATGCTATGGTTTCTAACATATAAATCACTCAAGTTTTGCCAAAAATGACGGAGTAATACTTTGTTGTTGTGGTTGCTCAACTTGTTGTTGCATATATTGTTGAGGCATAATATTAGGAGACCTATACGCTTGCATACTTTGACGTATCTTCTCTCTTTGTTGGTCGTCTCTTTGTCGTTTATTCCAATAGGTTGCTATTTTCCTATCTAATAAAGTCATTTCTATATAATCATTCAGCAATAAATCAAAGATTGCTTTCATTGCTAGTATACCACCAACAGTCATTAATCCAAAGACTAATGCGTGTGCATAATCATTGAAGGCAATCATATCTCCATACTTCGCATAGAAGTATACATTTGTTCCACTAATAGCACCAACGAATAATATCGTCATTACTAACTTTGTTTCTTTTTCCAACGCGGGCATTTAATTCACTCAGAAGAACTCCACAGAATATTCTAACGCACCGCTTTCCACAACATAAATACCTTCTGCTACTATTGCACCATGAAAGTCAAAATCATAATTGTGTGGAGCAGCACTAGCACCAACATACATTTTAGTAAATACTTTTTTACCAGATGTTGTTGCTGCATTAGAATCGTAAACCGTAATACTTCCGGCAGTATCTCCCGTAGTAAATACCTTTATTGACGCTATCCTTGCTTTCCCAACATACACAAGTTTAGTTGCGTTTAATACGCCTGTTGTGTTACAGCCACTTACCATTCCATTTCCCTCTCAATTTTCCGAAGTAATGTTTGCCTTATCAACCTTGCCTGTCTGCTCTATTTCTTTAGGAACAACAGTTTTCTTGATTGTCTTAGTAATTTTTTTTGGTTTAGGTTTAGGAAACATAGTGTTAATTAAATCACTATCTGAGCCTTTAACATTAAACTCTTGTTTCAATAATTCCTTTGTATAAGAAGAAGAATTACTAATATCTTCCTTATCCTCTAATGAGAAACTTACTTTATACCCTGTTGCTCCAATGTAGCCAATAGCGATTAAAGCAGGTACTTTAGTTTTCTCTCCGTATTTAAACACGTATTCATCACCGTTAGGCATATACTGCGAAACGGACTTTCCCTTTTTACTTAATTCTAAAAATGCCATTATAAACTCTCCTTAAAATATAGTAGCCTTGACACTACTTTCATAGTGTCAAAGACCACATTTTATCTTTAAAGGTTGCCCCAAACTCTAACTCTTACAGAACCACCATTCGCATCATTAGCCAAAGTAGCGTTAGTACCATCTAGTGCTGTAAACATAAGAGCAAACGATGTTGAACTCTCATAAGCACCTGCTGCACTAACCTCTACTAGAGGCAATACTGCGTTAGCGTTATCTGAACCACAAATTGTAACACAATGAACCGATGATAGGCCAAGAGCCGTAGCAGGTATTACTGAACCTGCTGCGACAATTGACGTTACATCTATCAAAGCATCAACAACGTACTCATCACCAACAGCCTTTGGAAGTGTAACTCCCTTATGGTCTGCAAGCAATGTTACGGTATATGCTAATGCCATACTTAATCACCTCATGCACTCTTTAGGTTGGTAATTTTACCTTGACCCTTAAAGAAAGAACAACCTGTTTCTGCAATGGTTCTATACATTGCTTGGTTTCCTAGTGTTCCTACTCCGAATGGGTTTCCGTTATCAATTCCATCTTCAAAGTATTGTGTTGGCTTCATAACGCTCATCCAAAGATGGTCGGTATCAAGTATCAACATATCGCTTAATGTGTTTGTAGCACTACTGTGTGATGTTTTAGGCATATCCTTACATGGGATAATTGGTATGTCAAAGTAAGTAGCGACTCTAAAGCCGACTTCTGAACCCTTAACTCCTCTTACACCATTGTGTGTAGGAATAATTTCCTTTCTATCCATAAATCTTTCTTGTGCTTGTAGCAAGTCACCAAGATGCTGAATTGTATCATATCCTGTTAAGATAACTTTAGGACTACCACCATTTTGACGGATTCTTCTTAACATATCATTTAAGATAGTTAAAGTCATAACCCTACAATTAGCAGCAGCATATCCATCACCATAATCTACTTCTGAATCTAAGAAAGACGCAGAAGCAGCACCACTAGACAATTGACGGTCAGTTGCACCGAAAATGGTCGTAATAGTTGTAGGTAGAGTATTTGCCGCAGCAGATGTTGCTAGAAGTCCAGCGTCATTCAATGCGTTTAACTCAGCACTTGAAGCAACTATCTTCAATAAAGAAGTATATTGTCTACCAAGGTTTGTTACAGTATTAGCCTCATCGTATTTCTCAAGAGGCATTAGTAGCATCTTGTTTTGTACTTCTGCGTGGTGTTTACCCATATCTTCACGGATTAACGCTCTTAGGTCTCCAACACCGTCATCAATTTTAGCCATTTCTAGCGCAATTTCTGAAAACTCAAACAAATGAGCAACGGTTTTTGGGCTTGTAAACAAGGTTGTGTATTCTGGTGTAATAGCCGGAATATCATTTCCTGTTCCTAAAGAAGCATTTTCTGCAACAGCACCAATTAAATCTGCTCTTGGTGTTGCAGTACCTCTTGTTGTTCCTACTCCTGAACCACCAAGAGCAAAAGTAGAACCGCTTCCACCTTCTGCTCGGCTTTTCAAGATACGCCATCCACTTGATGTATATGGTCTCTTAGGTAGTATAGCCAAAGCATTAACTTCTTGGTTAAGCATAGACCATACTTTTTGTCCGTATATTTTGTTGTATAGTGAAGATAATCCACTAGCACCACTCATAACTGATGTTGAAGCATCGTGAGCAGTATGTAGCCCACCAACAACACCTGCGCTCTTTAATAGAGCATTTCCTGTACCGCCCCTAATTCCATAGGAAGCAGCCTCTAAATCTTTCATTGTTTTAATATATCCACTCATTAAACTCACTCCTCAAATTGTGCTACATAATTATTTATTTCATTCCAAGACATTCCACTAACATCAGGTACATCAATTTCCATTGTTTGTGCCTTTGCTATTGTTTCTGTTTGTTCTGAAAGAGACTTTCTCAAGGTAGCAAACTCTTCTTTAAGTGCCTCAACTTCATTTTTAGCATCATATTCGCTTCTAGCAACACTAGCCTTACGGACAGTTGTTTCTTCTGCGAATCGTTGTGCGAATTGTTTCTTTAGAGAATCATATGCCATTTTCTCTAATTGTTCCGCTTTAAACGCTTCATACGCTTTTTCTACATTACCTGTTGAAAGGTCTAAAGTAGAAAACTCATCGTCATTCCACTCTTTATATAGAGAACCTAGTTGACCTGCTTGTTCATGCTTTTTGCCTTGTGTTTCTTCACCTGCACCTGCATTTTCAACAAATCCTTCTGGCCCTGTTCTGCCTTTCATTTCAGTATCAGAGTAACTCATTTCAACATCATCTTCTTCTTCATCAAAATCTGCTGCTTCTTTGTCTTTACCCATTTCTTCTAATGATTCATCCATCCCATCCATATTTTCAATGTCTAGTTCAGGTTCATCACCCTTTTCTTCTTCTTTCTTAAAATCGTTTAATTGACTCATAAAGCCATTTAACTCTTCTAACGCTTTTTCCAATTTTTCACTCATTTTTTCTTTCTCCTCTTTTAAAATATCAAACTTTGCTTCTGGATTTATACCTTTCTCACAAACTGTTACCTCATGGAGTTCTAACTTGTCAATTTCATTATATTCGCCTAATTCTTCACTAGTCTTTTTTCTTTTACTTAAGGCTTGACCACCTATACTAAATGAACGCAATGTTCCTTTTCTTATACCTCTTGAAATCTCTTTTGCTTTTTCTATGTCATCTCTTAATTTAATAACAACATAAAACCCTACATCATCTACTTGTGTTCTATGGAGATTACCATGTTTATCTCTATATTTTTCTATTACATCTCCTACTTGAACATTTGAATGATTTGACATTACATTTCTATATTTAGGGTCTTTCATGTATTTAACTACTGCTTCTTCTAATGCTTTTAATGTGATTAAATCATTTTGTTTATCTACTATTTCTATTGAAGCATAACCACCAATAACTAAATCATCCGATTTAAGTATATTAAACTCAGTATCTTCCCCTGACTTCAACAATATTGCTTCGGACACAACGGCACTTCCACACTTTACTATATTAACTCAGCGACATTAATCAATTTGCATGGTTAATTTTTTAAACCTATCTTGGGTAATATCCCATAAATCTTCCTTATCAGACCTTTCTAACATTGTTTGTTTTATTCCTGTCCAAGCAAGCCATGTTTTCTGGTTTTTAACAGGTATTACTCTCATATGTAATCTAGTATCAAACTTATCACCTTCTAATTTATATTCGTGATAACCATGCTTTTGCACACCAAGTAGTATTTTACCACTATCAATTAAATTATCCTTTTGTACGCTTCTAGATATTTCAGCAGGGTATTTACCAGATTTACCAAATAAGTTATAAATGTCTTTAGTTGAATCAATGTTTATAGTCCATGCTATTGTTTTATCTTTATATTCAATTATTAAATCTAAATTATCATCTTTTCTATCATATATTTTAAATGAACCATATCTGTTTTCATTTTCATCTTTATCTTTAATTATCAATTTACTATTAGCAGCAAACTTTTGTCTACCAATAGGAATAAAGGCATCCATATCATTCATCCAATTTTTTAATTTTTTAGGTTCATTATCAAATAATGCTTCTGTTAATTCTGAATCATCTTTAACTAAAAACTCAAATATTTCTTTAATGTGTAGTCCTTCTTCTTTAGGGTCTTTATCTTGAAGGAATTGTTTTATTTTAACTACTGCTTCTCCAGATTTGGCTTTATTTATTTCAGATAATTGGTCTTTCCATAAATCCATATCAGCAATAGCATTCTTTTCCATTAGACTATCTCCCACTACTCCATATACATTAAATCCTTCATAATCAGATTTTAATAATATTTCAGCAGTACCGTGTATTCCATCAGTAATAGTATATTTCAAAAGTGCTTCTTCAACATTATACTTTAATGACTTTCTACCATCTTTAGCAAGTAATTCTAAAGTAACTACTTTTTCAGGTGTTTCAACTTCTGGTATCTCAATTACTTTTGCTGAGTATAAACTAAAGCCCTTCCCTGCCCTTCTGACTTCATCAACTTTAACTCTAACAATAGAACCAATATTCACATTCTCTTTGGTATTCAATGCTTTACCTACTTTCAAATATGTTTTACCTTCGTATTCTGTACCATCATATGTCCTAGTATCTTCTCCGTTTAGTGGCCCAATTCCAACAGTATAGGAGTATAAATTAGATTTTGTTTTTCTTTTTTCTAACACTATAACATCTAAGTCAACAAACTTCTTGTATTTAATCCACTTAGGATTTTTCTTAACTCCAATGTAATAGGTAGATTCTATATCTTTGATGACTACTCCTTCTGATGTAGGAGATTCCATAATATCTTTAGCATACTTACTAATTTCCTTTAATGAGTCTGCCGTTCTAGTATTCTTTTTATTAGGAAACTCTAATTCATCTTCTGAATGTTGTGCTAACTGATATTGTAATATGTTAATTCTTTCTCTAAGCGGATTATCCGCATGACTAGAACCATCGTGGCTCATTATATCAAATACTTTAGCCTTCAATGTAGCATCCTTGTATTTATTTTTAAATAAATGTGCTATTGTATCTGCCCTATGTAATGGTTCATCTCCATCATATAGTATTAATTCAGCATCTAATATCATTTCACCAAACTTCTTTTGTTTCATTATCTTAATTATTTTCTCACATTTATCAGAAATATCCTTTTCATTATATGTAAATACTTTAACACTATTATTATTCTTATGTATCTGGATTCTAATGCCATCATATTTTTCTTGGACTATCCATTCTCCGCTAAATCCTTTCAAATCTTTAATATCATCTACTTCAAATATTCTATACATTGGTTTATTAGGTACAATAAAATCTATTTCTGATTTCTCTTCATCACTTTTCTTTAATTCTATCTGGGCTAATTCTTCCCATTCTTCCTCTGTTTTGTATTCTAAAAACACTTTTTTCAATAATTCTAATGCTCCTTTAAACTTACTTTCTATTCTTTTAGAATCTTTATTGTCGCCATAGTGTTCTATAATATACAAAGGTACATCTTTTATTGATATATCTAATCCTTCTATATTATTAGTTAGTTTATCTGGTTTCAAGTCATGTTTTTCCCATGCTTTAGCGGGAATACTTTCAGAATCAGAACGTAATGCGTAATGAATAAATATAGCAAATAAATTACTACTTCTAATTAAATTGGGTATTACTTCATCACCCATCTGTCTAGCAAAGGGGTCATTCAATTCATCAGAATTAAATCTCAATTCTTTAATAGAATCAAATAATTTCTTAGCATCATAAGATTGTGGATTCATTACCTCTTTACTAAATACATTATCTTCTTCTAAAAACTTTTTTAATGCGCTAGCAAAATCACCTAGTCCGTCAAAATCCTCTCTTATTTGTTTAACAGAAGTAATCCAATTATTTCTATATTGCTTTGGTTCTTCTTTTGCTGAAAGATAATTATATCTAACATCCTCGTAAAAATCTAATATACGCTTCGCCAATGCTTTACTATCCTTACCGACAAAAGCATCTTTTAAAAGCATCTAATATTATTCCTTTCCAAACTCAGGTCTAATTCCTTCTAATACTTCTAACTTTTCTTCCGCAGGTTTTTTCTTAGGTTTAGTAAGTTTAACTTCTTCTCCTTCTGTTTCTACGGTTTCTTCTAATGGTAATTCATTATAATTAATAATTTCACCTACTGCTTCTTTTGCTTTATTTACAGCATCTACTAGTAACTCTTCCATTTTTTCTTCCTTTGTTATTTTTTTAGGTAATAAATCATCCATTCAATAACCTCCTTCTATTTTATTTACCATAGCATTGATGTCTTTCCAATCCATCTTTGCTATCTTATCATCTGAAACATCTGTTGTACTAGATATTGCAGGTGCAGGTGTAGTTGCAACTACAAACCCCGACTTCATCAGTATATTATCATCATTATATACTGTATTTTCTAACTTTTTTACTTTATCTACTAATTCTTTTAGTAGCATTAACATTTCATTTTCTTCACTCATTTTTTTCATCTCCTAATTTTCCTTTACTTTTTGGATATACCGTTCCTCTTAATTGACGGTATAGAATCTCATAATCCTTTCTTAATTCAGAGGCAGCAGTAGTCAATGCTAAATTAGCCTCATCTATTTTATTTATTTTTTTATTCAGTTTTTTATCTGATTTCATTACACCTAATGTTTTCAGTTCTTTTATTAAATCATCTAATTTAGTAAAATCTTGCCCCATATATTCACTAGGTTCAGAAGATTGAAGTAATTTCTTAATCTTCTTTTTTTGTTTGGGCGATACTTTCTGAAAGATACCATTATCATTTTTAATTAATTCATATTCCCACATTATTAATCACTCCTGATAGTTTATTCTTCCGGTTCTTCTATTAAACCTCTCTTCGTTGAATTGTTGATTGTCATCATAGTCTGATTGCCTCCTAGCGTCATCATATTTAGTATTATCAAAATTATGACTACCTCGTATAGTTTCTCCTACCAGTTTACCATTCCTAGTTAATACTTTATAATGAACTTCACATACTCTAAAACCGCACTTTCCACTATCAGAATATTCATCAGTATAACTTACATCACACCAATATTCTGCTTCATTCTTACATTTGCCGGGGTGGTCTGGATTACTTTTTGCCAACTCTCTATCAGCCATAGAACCATCATTAATATATTCACATTCAACCTTATCCCCTGTTTTAACTTTAGTCTTCATGCTTTGAGGTTGAGCCATTGAAGCAGGTGATGCTTGCCACGCTATATTTCTTGCTTTATCACTATCATCTTCTTTAGGCATCATAGTTTCTGGTCTTAGGTTTTTAAGAACCTCTTTCCAATCACCTTCACAAGCATTACACATTATTCTACACCTTCTTGTTCTATTCTTAGTTGGAGAATATCTCTTTTTTGTTCTATTAAACTTAACCTAGACCCGTCTAAGTCTACTGAGTCCATTGAAGGAGAAGCAGCCTTTCCACTTAATCGTTGCTCTATATTAGGTAATCTCGCTAATAAATCATCAACTAATTTCAATGCTGCATCATAATAGAAGAAGTATTCCTTTTTTTCATCCTTAAGATTTTCTGAGTATTTAAGTTCAAAAGACTTTTTAGCCTCTTCAAATATACTACTTGCTTTATTAGACAACTTTCTGAAATCGCTCACATTGAATCGTGAAGGGTCTTTCATAACCAAATGTCTTAGTTTCTTAATACTAGTCTTAGCACTTTGTAGATTTCTCATAGCATTCTTTAAATTAGTTTTACTAGTTATTTTCATTTTAGGATTAATTTCTTTAAGAGTACTTACTAATTCTTCATACTTAGGGGTAACAGAATCGTTATCCCTTAATTGATTTATTATGTCTGGATGGATGTTATTACGTTCTCCTGTTATATTTTCTTGTAAATTATATAGAAACTGATTAGTTAATATACCATGAGTTTTAAGTCTAATCTTAGTTTCTCTAGTGATTTCTTCTTTACCTAACTCTTCTAATAATTTTAATAAAGCATTTTCTGCATCGTTAGGATAAGTTTTTCTTGAAGTTACTTCTTTTTCTTTAGGTGTAAATAACTGAACGATTTCTTCTTCATAAGTAGGTAGTTTTAATTGCTTTATTGATTCAATTATTAATGGTTTTGTTACCTTACCTACCGGAGAGAGTATCATTGGTTTATCTTCACTACCTGTTTTAATTTTTAATTCTAATTCTGCTTTTCTTCTTTTCCTATTAGCATTACTTGCCTTTGTATTAATAGGTCGTTTGCCTATTTTCTTATACTGTTCTATTCTTTTCTTATATTCATCAAGGGTTCTAGGTTTCTTAGATACATTAGATTCATCCTTTAGTTTTTCTTCTGGTAATATAGGTTTATATTCAAATGTTCCTTTAAAAGCATTATTTAGAGTAGTCTTTGCTTTTTGATATTCAAGTATAGGATTCTCCGGTTTTTCTAATTCTTTTATTTTCTTACCATAACCTAATGATTCTAGTTTATTATTTCTATCTGCACGAAGTTTTTCTATATCTCCTTGTAAATCTTTTCTTTGGTCGTCTGCTTCTTTACCTTTAGCACCTTCTAACTCTTTTATTTTACTGTTAATTTCAGATACTCGCTTCTTGTAATCTCTTTCTATTTTCTTAGAATCTTTTTCTTCAAGTGATAATAACTTATCTACTTTCTTATTCCAATCAGCATCTATTTTTTCCCCCACTTGTTCTTGTAAAACATCTAATTGTTGTGAGTTCATCTCTTTAAATCTAGCAACACCATCATCATTTACTATTGCTGTTAATTTCTTAAGTCGCTCATATTGATTTGTTAAGGATTTGATTCTGTCGCTATGTAGAGAATATTCCTTTCCTTTAGCACTACCTTGACTTAATAATTCTTTTAATTCTTTTTCGGCTTGTTCTCTAACTTTATCAGAGCCTTTTCCGCTAAAATTAGTTATTGCTTTATCAATTTCTTCTATAATTGTAGCAGCAGGCACAGATAAATTATCATTTTCTTTGTTTAATGTACGTTTAACAGATGATAATATAGGATGAGCAACAGTATGTGCCTTTTGTATATCTTCTCCCTGTATTTCAACAGGTATTCTTAAGATATTCATAAAAGACATACTTACCACTTATTTTCACTTCTTCTCTTTTGTTTCTTTGGTAAACCGATATAATCTGGTATGTCAGACATACCCGGCTTATCTTTCTTTATGGTCTTTGGGTCTGGCCCAATATAATCAAGATTTCTATTCCTAGTAATCTTATGTTCACTTTTTTCTTTTCTTCTAGCGTTGGCTAATTCTTTCTCCAACTGTCTTACTGTTTTTTCACTCATTGTTTAAACCTTCCAAGTTAATTTTCTTAGTTGGTATATATTATACCAATCAAGAGTTTTACGATTCTTCATAATTCTTTTTACAACCAATTCACTTTTAGTTAATTCTGCGTCTGGAGTGTTAAGTAATTTCATTGCATATTCATATTCCTCTTCGCCTAACTCTCTTTTAAGTTTTTTAAAGTAGAACGTATCACGCTTATTTCTTCTTTCATCATTATTTATTTTAGAATAGTGATGAGTATAGGGTAGACTACTCATATCCGATAACATATTATGACGAAGACTACCAGATGAATATTTACTTCTTTTAGCGGAACGGTCTATATTATTCCAAATCTCAGATACTAGATGTCGCAACCTAGGCTTATCTCTATCAAAGATTGCGTTTCCTGAATAGAAAAGTTTTTTCATACTAGTATTCAATTCTTCTGTACTTATTTTTTTTAATTTATCAAATGTGGCAATTCTATCTATTTCATCCAGAAACATACCCGTTGTGAGATTACTGTAAGTAGCATTAGAAAACTTAAACTCAATAGAACCTTTCATGTCAAGAGTTAGTGCCTCATAATGGTTGAAAATATTTCTTAATGCCGTGTGGTTAGCATCTGTCATCTCATCTTCTGTTAAGTATAAAACATTAAATCTATGACTTCTTTCATCAACAGGTTTGAGGAAACGATGTAAAAAAAGTATTAATTTAGTTGCTTCCGGCCATTCATTAGATGATTTTAATATTCCCATCCACATTAACCAACCCTCCTCTCATTTCTTTTGTCTACATTTTGATTACCTGCTTCTTGAGGTAGACCTGTAAACCTTTTATCTGGCCCAACACTCATACTTGGTTTATTTCTTGTTTTAGGTGGCTCTGTTGCTTTAACAGATGCAGGTTGCCCCGCTTCTTCTTTAGTTGGTCTATTACCTTGTTCCATCATTTGACCTAATTGTGATTGGTCTATGTTTGTACCTGCATAAGGGTCTGTTTCAAACTTTTCATCTTTGCCTTTTTCTTTACCCTGCATTTCTTCTGGTTTAGGTTTAGTATATACAAATCTGCCTTCATCATCCATATCAACTTCAAACCCTAGATTCTTTATTGAACCTGCTATATTAACTTCCATTTCTCTCTTTCTTAATCTAGCAATATCATCTTCTTCTTCTGACGGGGGCAGTTTAAGTTGCCAATCTGTTATTCCAAACTCATTTGTGATAAAGGGCAATACATATTCATTCCAAATAGTCTGAGCCATTTCTACGGCTCTATTAGTAACAAGTATCTGCATACCTTCGTTATTCAATCCACCACTTGCTGAATTATCAGACATAAATATTTTACTTACTCCATAGAAAGCAGATATTCTATCTCTTAAATCATCTTTAACAGCAACATAATCCATTTCTTTAAGGCTATCCATAAACTTAATCCATTCAATAGAACCCTTACCGTTTTCTGCTTCTATTCCCATTACAGGAATAAAATGAGGGTCTTGTTCCATCTTTTCTTTAACGCCTCTCCAAAAAGATTTCATCGAGTCAATATTTCTTGTCTGAACAGCCAATAGACCTCTAGGCATTCTACTCTTAGAATAAGAAGAATTAACATAATTTTCCATAGCAAGCAAAGTAGTAATGTTATTCCATAAAGTAAGTACAGGAGATAAACCATATAACCTACTAGGATTATATTTGCTAAAATGCAATACTTCTCCTTTAATATAATATTGCTCATGTCCATTTACTCTATTAACATAATGAACAGGGTACATTGTGTCTCCACATATTTCACATTCACCTATTGCATCTTCTGTTATTTGGTCGCGGTGTTTAATACAAGTAAATCCAGAATTACCTTTATCTCCTTTTTCATCTGAATAAATGTGCATAGTTACAGGGTCGCCACGATAGATTTCTTTTATTTTGTGCATCCTTATATTACCTGCATTATCAATAAAGTATTCTTTAACTAAAATAATATAAGCATCATCCATTATATTCAAATCATCTTCTAATTCTTTTAGAACATCAATAAATAACTGCTCAGAATTATTTACATATCTATCTAAAAACTTATGTGCATATTTTAATTGTGCTTTATCTGGCTTTTTTAGATTAGTTGAACCGCAATCAGAACATTCAGGCACAGCACTCTTGTGTTCATTACCACAATCAGAACATTTACTTACAAACTTTTCATCCCAAGTATACCCTCTTCTGAATATCTCGTTTTTTAATTGGGTTGTGCAAGTTCTAACAATTACAGATGATTGAGCAACATGATAAAGTATAGGTGAAGTTATCATATAACTTGTATCTTTTTCTTGAATACCCGGATTAAATATTCTTCTATCTTCTGGTACAGGTGTACCTCTTCTAAATAGATTTGTTAAAGAGAATCTTCTTCTTGGTTCTACCATTTACTTATACCTCCATTTTACTATTCTCTTCTAATTTGGTTATATTATCTATATCAATATCCCATTTATCCCAATCAAACTTTGTATTATCGCTATGATTATAGTATTTCATTAATTTAAATAACTCATCTTTTCTTTCTTTATACCAATCTTCTTTCTTATTTTCTTTCTTTATTTTAATTAATTCTAGTAAAGTATTAGCATTATTTCTTTTTAGTTTAAAGTGAGGTAAACATTTGGTTAATAGTTTCTTAATGTCTGCCCCTGAATAAAAGTTAAGTCTATTAATTAATCTAGTATCTTGAGGAGATTTTTGGTCTAAATGTAACCTACCCATACCTAATGATTTGTGCATCTCTAACATAAACGCTTTACCTCTATTACCTGTTGCTACTAATCCTACTCTTGGGTTATGATTTTTATCCATTGTAATATATCCATCAGAATCAATAAACGCAGCAGTATAAGCCCATATATTCTTTTTAATCTCATCATTTATTTTATAATAAGCCCCATCAATATTAGTTATATTTTCTTCCTTTGCTAATTTTGCTATAATTTGTGGAGAACTTCTTTTAAGTAATTTAGATGGTAAAGATTCATATATTTCTCTTGAAGAAATGCCCGGATTAACACATACTGAGTTAAGTATAGATTTCCTAATCTCATCTTTTGGTGAGGTACTTATAGTGGTTTCCTTCAATATAGCCTTAAATGCCTTTTTTTGGTTAGCCATCTCCTTAGTCAATTTAGAATACTCTTTACCATACTGCACATCTTTTCGCTCTAGGCTTGATTCCCAATATTTACATAACGCATCTACTGCCCTCCTACGTCTATCTTCATCCTTGATTAAGTATAACTTGAATAATTTGTTTTCGTCTAATACCATATCTTTTAGAGGAGTCTTATATTTTTTAATCCAATGAATACTATCAACACACTTATTCAAGTGTTCAGTATATCCATCTATCAAATCATCAATAGATTTAGTAAACTCTACCTTACTATCCCCTTTCAAAGTCCTTCGATATTTTCTCATCTTTTTAACAATATCTGGAACACTATATCCTTTGATAGTATATTTATTTGGATAACTAAATAATACCTCCTTTGCTTGAGTTAAATTAATGTCTCTTTCTGATGCAAACAATTTAATTAATTCATCATCACTACGCAAAGGTTTATCATTTAACCAATCAGATAATTTGATTTCTTCAAGCATTTCTTCTGCTTCTTCTACATCTTCTACCTTATCCGCATAGTCTCTAACTGCCTCTGCTTTTTCACCCATTATTTCACCTCCTAAAAATTAAGTCCTGATATACCCGAAGGCATTCCAATTTGAGCCGTAGTTGGCCCATCAAATATCTCCATATCATCTAAGAGTATAAACGATGCGGTTGGAGTCTGAGTAGCAGCATTGGCTAAAGCAAGAGCCATAACCAAATCGTCATGTGCGCCAACTCCTTCAAACTTACCCGATTCTGTGATAGAAAACATAGATAATTCTTCTATAATATTCATTGTCATCTTTCTACTGTTATTATCACCATAAGGTAGACTTATTTTGTTGTTTTCAAAGTTCATTTGTAGTCCCAATATGATTTCTTGCTTCTTTCTTCTAGTAGTATTGAAATCTCTAATGTTTAAATCAGTAACACTTCTCAATTCTTGAGTAAATGCCTTAGCAAACGTATTAGTTTCATAAAGTACGGCTTCTGGCTCAAATATTTTACCAATTAACTGTAATTTTTGGATATTTTCTCTAAATTGCACATTTTTTGCTCTATCTATGTGAACAATAGACTTATTTTTGTTTTCATCCACCTCTAAAACGCAAATTACATTGTAATCTCCATCTGTTGATATAGCAGGGTCTACTCCAACATAATATTTGTAGCCTTTTTCTTTTCTATGCCCTAATTTTAAGATTATATGCTCATTTTTAGCATTTTCAAGATGTTCTTGTCCAAATAATGCTGTACCTGTTGAAATTGGTATACAAAGATATTCTCTTGTAAACTTTAATGACCCAATTTCTGCTTTTCTTTGCATTAGTGCTTCATAATCCCATCTTTCAGGCCAAAGAGGGTCATTATTAGAATCTAAACAAGGATATTTTCTAACTGTATATGCACTATTCTCTTCTAACTGTGTAAATATATCAGTATAAGTAAAAGGAGTACCTATCATTCTAAGGTTAGCAGTATGGTGAAGTGTTGGTATCATGTCTCCAAAGAACCAATCTGTAACTCTATTAATACCTGTCAAACTAAACTCTTTCAAAGGGTCGTCAATAATAATTTCTTGAGGGTGAAGTCCTCTAATCTGAGAACCAACAGACCTTTCTAATATAGAATTACCATTAGTTAATGTAATGTTACCAATAGCCCATCCTCTTGATGGTCTAAACTTCTTTAATTGTGGTATGTTGAAATATCTGTCAATTTCTCTCATATGAACTAAAGTCTGCTTTTGATTAGAAGATATATATAGCATTTGAAAAGGTGGTTCTTTAAACACAAGATTCCATACTACCCAACTGTGCATAAATACAGATTTTCCGTGGTCTCTTGAGCAAATAATTACTGTTCTATCTGTGTTTTCCATTGTTTCTAACCACTCTTGCATATATGGTGGAAACATTAGACCAAGGACATTCTGAAAAAAATATGGAAATGAGTTCTTAGATAACTCCATATCCATTTGATGAGTAAAATTATATTCATTTAACTCAGACATATTAACTCCATTTTTTAGAATCTAACATAGTTAAATCTTCATTGCAGTCAATATATTTATCGTGTATTGCTTCTATCAATTCGTATGCTTGCCCTATCATCTCATCGTGCATTGGAGCATTAGCATATTTTAACATTGCACTTTCACCGATACTAAGAATCCTTTCTATTTCTGGTACTAACTCACTACATTCCTTTTGTTCAGAATATCTAGCCAACTCTATTAATGGGCTTTGAGCAAATGTTGTCATAATATCTTGTGCTAATACTCCACAACATTTGTTATCTTCGGTCTTGACATTTTTTAACACATCTTTCCAACTCATTCTAAATCACAGTCCTTATCTTGCTTCTAGTAGGTAATCATATAATTCTTCTAAATCCTCTCTATAATGTTCTCCCCAACCTTGAGAAGCAATATAATATCCATCCATACCTGTATAAGACCCGATTCTTAATCCATTCTTACCTACATAATCTATTTCATAACTAACTGTAATATCATCATCTTCGTCATGTGTATCAGAAGGGCTGATTATTAATTCTCCATTAGGATAATCAATGTATAAACTAAACTCAGAAGCATCACGATAACCTTCAAAATCATCATCCCAATCCCCATTGGAAATTACTAATCGTTCATCTAAAAAATCTTTTAGTTTTTTACGAACTTCACGTATTAAATCAGTAATTGGCATATCCCAATCATTCTCGCTATAATCTATTCCATAACTATTTTTCAATATATCTTGCCAACTCATATTAATCTTTTCCTTTAGCCTTTACGCGACATTTCTCTATATATATCTAACTTTTCTTTCATTAGTACAATTAGTTGTTCATGCAATTTGATTTTTTCATCTAGGTATTTAATTTTGACACGAATATCTGCATGAAATGCACCATCATCTCCATATCTTTCTCCTTTTACTATATCTATCCAACTCATCATTCTTCCTCCCAAAACTGTAAAAATAATCTATCTAATCTAACTTTCTTTTTCTCTCTAAATGCTTCTTCAAACCCTTTTAATTGTGCTTCCCAATATTCCGTGTTCATTTCTTGCTCTGCTCTTTCATAAAATTACGGCTTACTTGGCAACACAATCTTATTTTTTGTGTTGATTCCAAAAACCAAAAAGAATCTTTTTCCCAACCAAACTTGTTCTCTACATGATTACATAATTCACGTCTAGTCATATTTTGTAAATCATCATCAATACTAACATTAAGAATATCCCCTTTAGGATGCTCTAACATTTTGTCTAACCAAACGTAGACATTACCCATTAATGATATTAGTTTTCTAATTAACCATTGTTTCATTTTTTATCTCTCCTAAATCCTTTTGGTATTATGTGGTGTTTTATCCTACCTTCACCCCTACGTCTAGTACAAGTAGCGCACATAGTTACACCCTTTGATGAAGCAGATGGGGTTAATCTTTGTTTATGACAATACTCACAAAGTTTTCTGTCTTTACTTTCTTTCATTCTTGCCTTAACAAAATCGAACCAACTACTCATTTATACCAACTCGTCTAATTTTTGTTTTACTAAAGGCCATAACATATCATTTACTTCCGACCAACCAAAGTCAGATAAAGTATATCCCGCGTCTTCTAAGTCTCTAATAAAGTCTGGGTCTGTCTCTATTACTTGCCAAAGGTCATCAATGATTTCCTTTATGTGTTCATAAATTGCTATTTTAGCATCACTAGGTATGGGATTACCAAGTGACATTTTAGTTAACTCTACTATAAGTTCCAAAGTATCTCCAAGATTTATTATCATATTCTTTTGTAGTGAATTAAACACCCATTCGGTTGCTTCATCATTTTTTAATATTTTTTCCCAACTCATGTTATCACCCTTTTATTCTATTAGCAGAAGAATTAGATGACTCTCTATATGCTTGCTTATAAGATTCACCAATTTCTTTCATCTTTGGAATCATTTCACCCATTTTAGCATCTACAATCTCTTTAACTTTACCTTCTAGTTCTTCTTGATTTAGTTCTTCTAAACCTTCTACCCAACCAGAAATAATAGAGTTTACCGTGTTTTCAAACTTTTTAATAAACTTAGGAACATATTTGTTAATAATAACTTCTTTTATTTTTGTGTTATCAGAGAACATATACTGCTCGGTTTTACTAGTACTCTGTGCATATACTTCATCTAAAACTTGCCATTCTGCAAACTTTTTCACTTGTGTTAAAACGGGTTGGATAGATGAAATGGGTCTATTATATAATATATGGTTTGATACGTCTGATATATAATCATTCATCACTATTATTGTCTCCTCGCTAAATTGTTTAGAGCCTTGTATATCTTTTACTGCTCTATGTGCGCTTTCATGTACAGCAGTATCAACAATTTGATTTATTATATCTAATTCTATCTCCTCACTTAACTTATTATATTTGTCTAACCACTCTTTAGATTCGCCCCCTGTGATTGTATCTCCTATTCTATTTAAGTCAGAAAGCATTTCTGCACTAAGACCCAACTGCTCATTAGATAAATTAACCCAATCTTTATTTCTACCTCCTTCACTAAAACCACTAGTTTTCGGTCTTTCGGGAAAAAAACCAAAATTGGAATCTTTTAGAAGACTAAACCATTTCATAATATCACCTATATAATGCTTTGATATGATATATTACATCTTCATTTGTTCCGTGTTTTTTAGCCAACGAATCTAAACTATCTACTTCTTCAACAATTTTAGTTATATCATTAGCAGTAATATCTAACTTATATTCACTCTTAACCATATCTATTGTATCTGATATATTATTAAAAGAACCTAAATCACATACTCCATAATATATTGGTCTATTCATCATTTTTCTAATACCATCATAAGCAACTAATAATTTTTCTTGTGTAGCAGATAGTTTAATTTTATCTTCAAATGAACTATGTAGTCTCATAAACCTTTCAATCTCTTCTTTCTTATTAGCATCCTTCTTCATTTCTGATGCAGTAGAATATATTAATCCTATGAGACTTATATAAGTACCTTTTACATCTTCTTCGGTAGTTAACTCACTAACAATTCTACCATTTAGTTTATATCTTGATAAGTCTATGTTACTATTCTTTCTAGCCATATTGTTTAACCTATTGGCAAAATACTTCATATTTTTTTCAGTAGAGTTAGGGAATATATCATCTAATATATTTATTACTTTTTCTACTTTACTTATTGCGTTAGTAATATTAACATCAGAAGGTACATCAACTAACATTTCTCTATAATCATTAATATCTTCTAATTCGGCTCTACTAATGAACGCAGTATAATATTCAATATATATTGATTGAAGTAGTTTTGACATTTCATTTTTACCATGAGTAGTGATAGCAGATAAAGACCTCTTACCTAAAAACATAGGTAAATCCTTAAAAATCAACATATTATCATTAACAGGGTCAGCATAATATTGTTCTGCTAATTCAACTAACATCAATACTTCATCTATAAAATCTCCTAAGTCTCTAAGTTGTCCTGTTTTACCTTGTACAGCAGCCTCTAGTAAATTAGAAGTCTTTTTCTCTTCTTCTATTTGTTTGTCTGTTTTGGCAGACCCGTAACTAGCACTAGCAAAATCTTCCTTTCTCCAATGATAAGGAAGGACTGTTCTCTCAGATGGTACTTCAATCAATTCACTTATTGCTTTAATTAACCTAACATGAAATGTTTCTATTTTAGTATAATCTGGCGAAACTAATCCTTGTGATTTATATTGTTGAGTCATTTTGAATACTCTATCAGTTAAAGGAAGATAATAAACATCTTCTTGACTTACTTCGGTTGCTTGGTCTTGAATCTCTTCCAACTCATCTAATAATTCTTCAAAAACTCCTTCTAATGTTTCATCATCATCTATCAATCCTTCTATTATTACATTAATATCACTAATGAATCTTTCCTTAGACATTTCATTATGTCTATGTTTAACTATATTTGAATCAGCAGCCATTGCATATATTGGGTCTGCTTGTGACATAGTAGATAGGCCAGATATTTTTTTAGCCCACTCCCTTTCTAATTCATCAGCCGCAGTTTTTTGTTCTATGTGCATATCCCCTACTCGACCACCTTCTTCTCCATATTGATTAAAGACCCTTACTTCTTTTTCTTCCTCACTCATATCCGCAGCATCTCTTTCTGCTTCATCCTCATTTAAGTTACTTACTGAGGATGCACTACTTTCGGCTTTATCACTCATAATTTTTTTAATATAAGTGTAAATAATATTACTAGCAATCAAAGAAGAACCTTCATCTGAATCAGGGTACATTGGAATAGCAACAGGTTTTAATTTAATGATATAATTTAAATTACTATCCATCATATCATAAAGTTTCTTTATTTCTTCCAAATCATCGTTTAAGTCATTTAATACTCCATCACCTAAAATTAATTTACCTGTTGGGTTATCTTCTTCATCTAATTCTTCTTCTACTCTATCCCATTTCAATAATACTTCTTTCATGGTTTTTTTAATTTCATCAAATAACTTATGTTTTTCTTCATAATAACCATATATTTTTTTTCTGGAGGCAGTTAGTTTAGGGTCAATATCTCCTAACATATCTTCAACACTAATAGTCATTCTTTGTCCATCTTTGACACTAGAATTAACTTTGTCTGTAAAAACACTTAAACTAGTAACATTAGGATTAAGTCTTTCAACTGTATTAATAACACTCAACACTTCTCTATCACTATAACCTTTAACTCTAGTTAATCTTGATAATGCAATATTACCTTTAATATCATCAACTGTTAACTCTTTACCGTTATATTTAAAATAAGGAATCAGCCCAGACAAAGCCGCTTCTGAACCTTCTTGTTCTACATCAGTAATGAACTTCATAAACTCATTAGTATATCTTGTACTGAATCCTTTTTCATTTAATATTACTTTATATTCACGGTTATCTTTATCATTTTTTACTTCTTCTGATACATGAGAAACATTAAACTTAAGATTAGATACATTATCTATAAACTGTTCTGAGTCATCATACGCTCGTCTAAACTTACGTCTTGACATTGAAATATAATCTTGTACCTGTTGACTCATCTACTCACCTCTACTACTCCGGCTTCTTCTAAGTCTCTAAACATTAAGGAAGATTTTGTATTAGTTTGTCCTGTTTTACGACCTTCATCATCTCTTCTAAACTCAGTATATACTAATTCATCTTGATATTTTAATGGACTCTTTATTATATCTTCTACCTTTAATCTAACTGCTTCAATAAACCCATCTACAATATCTTTGTAATTTTCTTTAGCAGTTTCTACTACTTCTTCAAATTGAATATCATCTTCTTCATAATCATCTGGATTTTTCCAATCTTGAACACTATCATGTAGCCCTGTATCAGCATAATACCAATCTAGTAATACTAATGTATGGAATATATCAATAGAAGATATGCCAGAAGTGGTATCATACTCTTCATTATATTCTTCTTCAATAATATCCCAAGCAGAATCAGAAGATGCACTAACTGATTCAGAAGATGACCTTAAGTTTCTAAAATCTCTTATCAATAAGTCTGCCTTTTTCTTATTTGATTCTGTAATATTTAATTTATAAAAATCTCCTATCTTAGTAAATACATTTTTATCTTGTTCATCTGCATCATCTAGTATATTGAATAAGGTATTGGCTGAGGCTCTTGGTAATTCTTCTCCATATAATTCTTTAATTGAAGAAATTAATCCACCAATAGACATATCTTCTATATTTGATTTAAGTTCGTTAATTTTATCTACTTCTGATTGAGTAAATAGATTTTGCTTATTAGTATAATATCCTTTAATTTTATCTATTGCCTCCTTTTCTCTACCACCTAATCTACTTATTTGTCTCAAAAACTTAGGCATTTCCATTTGTCTACTTCTTCTTGTTCCTTGAAACTTTGATTTTAATTCATCCATTACTTCTAATGAAATACCTGCATCTTCATAATCAAACTCTTCTTGTCCTGTCAAAACTAATCTAACAAAATTAGGCACTAAAGTTTCTTTAGTTTGTTTGACACCTTCTTCCATAATAGAATTAATATCCATATTTTGATTTACCAATATTGCTTTCAATGGTGCTGTCAACACCACTTTACCTTGAGGCATCATAAGTCTTTTTCTTGCAGAATTAATGGCTGCTTTGGTTTGTATCTCTGGAGTTGGCATAAACATTGAAGATTTATTCCATCCTCTTTTAGTTAAAAGTTTCATATAATTAATAGCATCTTCACCTGTTTCTACACTAACAGTATAGTTTTTTCTTTCTTGTGCAGCAACAGCATCCATTCCTTTTTGACTAGTAAGTAAATTGTATATTTTAACTAATGGTGCAACTTCTAATTTGCCTTTACTTTTGTACGCGTTCCTTTTAGCCATCTTACCTTTCTTAAACCAAGATAGAAACTTTCTATAATCTTCTAAACTTACTCTATCTGGCATTTTTAAAATATACCATGTAGGAAAATCGGGATGAGAACCCTCGGTAACTTCACCTTTTACATATTCTGGCGGTTTATCTATTGTTTCATATATTCTATTTCTACTATCTACCCAATAAAACTCATCTTCTTTGCCTTCAATGAAATTAATTACTTCATCCTTTTTATCTGTGAATGCCTTAATTTTTTCTTTTTCATTCGGACTACTCCTTAATCTACCTTCGCCTAATAATTCTTTGAAGGCATCCATATCTTCTGATTCTAGTATACTATCTAATCTCTCAGCAATAGTACCTTTAATTTTAGCAGGTTGAGTATTTGATTTCATCTCTCTCAACATAGTTGAAAGCATTTCGTGTACCTTTTTAGCATTAGATATAATTGTCTTTCTTTGCTCATCAGTCCATCCTTCATTAATTCCCTTACCATCTGATAATTCTTTAGTGGTATTTATTACGGCTTTAATTCCTTTTTTATTCTTTTCAGCCTCTTGCTCTATATGTGATACACCATCATCGGATAATAGAAAACTCTCTACGTTATCGGGAGTTGGCAATTTTTTAAGTATTGACGACCACATCTAAATCACGCTAAATCTTTAGATGCTCCACCTTCATATCCTGTATATCTTTCATCAGGCTGCTTTTTTACTTTGGCTTTAAAACCGAAAGGTATCATTTTACCATCTGGGCCTTCTTCCATTTCTTCACTAAAGAAAATTGCTCTAGGCATATCAACTTGCATAGTTGCTTCTCGATAACCTTCCATTGTAATTGTAGGATAACCTCTGTTACTCCTTGAAATATCATCTCTATCTGAACCATATTCAACTAATCCTTTTGAATCTAAACTTCTTAGATATTTACTTGGTGATTCTTTTTCTAATGGCCCAATACCAAACTCATCAAATAATCTAATTCTTTCTTGTCTTAGTCTTGGTTTTCTTTGTTCTGCAAATATACCTAATATTGCTAATGCTGCGGCTTCACCATTATTTAATTCATACTTACCTTGTAAAACTTTTTCAGTTCTTTTCTGACCGAGTTTATTTAATACACTAGATTCTACCGGAATTGTTACTTCTACAACAGGTGTTCTACCATATAATTTAACTTCAACTCCTATTTGGTTTTTAGTTAATGTAATAGTATGCTTACCCATACCAAACTGAACAGCAGTCTCACTTTGTTCATTTCCAGATTGTAAGTATTCTCTAGTATACATTTCTTCCCAACCATCATCAACTAATGCACAAGTTTCAACATTTATTACAGCCCAAAACCCTGCTGCACCTTTAGCAGCATTAATTCTAGGAGTAAATGAATTATCTTTTCTTAGAAACATTTTTCTAGAAGCAGTAGGCCAAATTGATTCCCAAGGAACTGTTGTTTTATTGAGGTGTTCTTCTAAACAAGGGATGTCATCTGGAGCAAAATGCTTCCAAGTATCTCCCTTGTATGTTATAGGAGGAGGTGCTTTAATTACTGTAAACCAATCCATTTTGATTACCTCTGTAATTGTTTTTGCCATGCCGTAGTTTTTTTATCCTTCTTAGAAAACCAATCAGCCATAACTGTGTTTAAATTATCTAAATTATTACCTTGATATTCCATTAACATAGTGTTTGTTTTTTCGTGAGCCTCTTTTAGTGCATCAGTAAGAGGTATTAAAGTAATAATATCACCTCTGCCATAATTTTCCATCTTAGGTGGATTATTTTGAAGGTATGAAACCATTTCGGTGTGGCCTTCTCGCTTCAAAAAGGCAAGAATATCCATGTATTCATCGTTATATGTACGCATTTTCTTCTTAATTCTCATATTTAAACCTCTTATTAAGTGTTTCCTTTCTAGCAGCACAATTGCAGTCTTTTCCTGTTTTTTCTGAAAAATACTCTACTGCTTTTTTAATACCTGTTCTAGTAGTAACTCTTTCAATAGTGTCACCTAGACCTTTATCTTCTTTTAGTAAATATTTCCAACTCATTCTAAATCACCACCACTAAAATTACCTTTTCTATCCATTTGATAGAGCGTTAAATAAGAACCATTTTCTCTGTAAATATCAACATAAACACTTCCGCCTTCAAGAGACAATTTTATGTTTAATGATTTTCCTACCCCATCTAAAGCATTACCATCATTAATATCACGTTGCATAGTCTCTAACTTTTCTTCGTTATAATCATCTTCATCAAACAAATAACTATTTAGAAAGTCTTCTAGTTTTTTTTCAAATACTGTAAGAAATTGTTTTTCTTTTGATAAATCACGCAAAGGTCTTTCAGAATCTTTAATTCCCATCTCTCTCAAATAATTAGAGTGTGCTTGGGTTGGGGTGTCTGATGCTCTAGGGTCATTCTTTAGTATATCTTTCCAACTCATATTACCATTCTCCTATAAACACATTTTTTCTTTCTAATGCACGTTTTACATTTTGTTTCATTAGTGCCTCAATTTTTCTAACTACTGCACCTCTAGCGCCTGTTGATATAATAAACTTAACAGGTTTACCATCAGGACTTGCTTCACCCTCATAGGTACAATATATTTTAATGTGTTGGGTCTTATTACTGTGATTAATTTTGTCAATTGTGACTCCTTCTATACTGTTTATGGCTTTTTTAATTCTTTTAAGCACTTTAGAAGAAATATACTTTCCTTTAATTATATCAAACCAACTCATTATTTCCACGACTCCTCTTCAGGGTATAATTCCATAGCGTGTTCTATATCATCTCTAAAGTTTTCGGCAACTTCTAACCAATCAACATCGGATATTGAATCTCCAATTTCATCTCTATCATTAACAGGAGACAATAAATCATCCATAAAACCTTGATGATTACTCATTAGTTCGGGCAATTCCTTTGCTAACACATTCAATACATCTTCAATTACTTCTTCTTTAGACCAATTCCAATCAAGATACCCCTTTACCTTTTCTTTGATTAATTGTATTATTGGAAAATAAGTTGCTTCATCGTTCATAACCCATAAATCCGCAGTTCTAGTTGCAGTACTAGTATCTTTCAAAACAGAAAACCATTTCATTGTAACTTCTCCCTCACTCGTATTGCCTACCTATATACGACATAAACCCTTGCGTCATCTTCCTGTGAGCAAAATACTTAGTTACATCAGGAAACCGATTTTCTGCTTGCCTTAATAATGATTCTATTACCCTAATGCGTAATCCATTAGTGCGTGTAAACCACCTTGATTCATAGAGCATATCTTCTAAGCGTTGTATTTTTGCCTCCATATCTTTTTCACTACCTATTCTAGATAACTCAAAAGTCATTTTGTCTAAACCATAATTAAACTTTTCAACAGTATATGGTTTTCCATTTGAACCTATAATATTTCCTTCACTAATAATATCTCTTAAATCTTGAAAATCCCTAGCACTTTCAATTCGTTGAGTTAATTCGTCTTTAATAATATTAAACCAACTCATTGTAATTTCTCCTCCATCTTTGCTTTTACATCTAACCAAACTTGAGGATGATTCTGTGCTAATACTTCTTGCACTACTTGCATTTGTGCAACTATAATTGTATCTTGTCTCTTGTGTACGAGTTTACCTTTAAACTCCATTAAGTATCTTAAACTCTCTCTAATTTCTTTAGCCATCTTAGTTAAACTATCTACATACTTAGGGTGCATTTCTTCTTGTTCAAATAAAATATCTATCTTTTCTTCTAATCTAGTAATGGTTCTAGTCAAAGATTCTATCTCATCTACTTCTTTTTTTGCTATTATGTTTGCCGCAGCCTTTTGCACTAAAGGTTGTAAATGTTTTCTCATGTGCCTTTTTACTTGTTCTTCTGAACAATCAACCATTTGTGCTACCGCACTAGGAGTAATATTACCTTCTTTTAATTGTTCTTCTACTAATGAACGTAATTCATGCGTACATAGATTACATCTAGGATTTGACGCATCTACATATTCTCCCATATGATTTCTTTGATGTCTTGCTGATGTTCCACTAGGCCAATCCATTTGTTTATCTAAATCATCTGGTGCAATAGATAATGTTTCTAACTGTGCTTCTAAATCATCACGCTGCTCATGGTTACAAAGCCTACATCTTCTTCGCTTTACCATACTAACACCTCAGCCCATGACTTTTTGAGTTTCTTATCTTTTTTAGCCTCAACTTTTTCTTTCTTTTTAGCCTCAACTTTTTCTTTTTTCTCTTTAGGTGTAACATATCCTTTCAAATAAACTGGGCCTTTTCTACTTCTTCTAGCACAAAGACCTGTTAACAGAAATAGATTCTTAACCATCCCTCTCGTTATATCTAATGAATAGCCTTTTACTTCTGCCTCTAACATTTCTTTAACACCATACACATCTTTAATTCTATTTGATTCTGTTTCATCATCTACTTTAAAAGTCATTCTTGAAATCATTCTTGTTATTTGGTCATCTCTAATATTACCTGTATTAGGATTTACTCCTCTACCAATATTATCTTTATTACCTACTAATTGTAAAATTGTTTCTTTAATGTCATCAATAGAATACAACTCCTTTGATAATCCACCTCTAGGTACTCCTCTTAATACTAGTTTAACGTGTTCATTAACTACTTTTTTACCTACTCCTTTAGCAGATTGTAATACTGTAAAGAGTCCGGTTGTTACTAACATACCTTCACCTCCCCCTTCTGCATACAATGCTTGCCACATAGGAGGTTTAGATGTATTTTCACTTGTTGTAGCCCAACTTTTAGGTACTGCCTCTAACGTCTCAGCATACTCTTTATTTTTGAATACTTTAGATTTTAGGTTTCTAAAACTATTATAGTCCTTAGTTCTATAATGCCCATAATGTATCTTTACATTCTTCTTTTTAAATTGAGCAGTTTTTTTATTTACTCTTCTGAATATAGGAATAGTGAATGGTGTATTTCTAGGGTCAGCATCAGAATCTTTCATTTCATTTAAATGTTCAATATACTCATCTACTTTTTTCTGAAATCCCTTAGTTAGTATTTTTTTATCATCTTTAACTAATTCACTCATTTCTTTAATTAATGAACCTATACCATCTTCTTCTGATACAGGATTTTTTGCCTGTGGTCTATTTTCTATCCCATGTTTTTTAACTAATTCAAGTAAATTAATCGCCTTAACTCCTTTTATTCTCATTTGTTCTGGTGTCGCGGCTTTACATTCAGTTACCCATTTATTGAATTGTGATTTTAGAACACTTGCATCAAATGTCTGAGTAATAATTACTTTATTACCATCTGAATTGGTAACAGTAACAGTCCTTCTGGATTTTTTTGTAGTATCAGTCTTTGGCAATTTCGTCATCCTCCGGGTAAATATAATCCTTATCTATTTCTTTTTCATCGTCAGTTATTGCAGGTGGGTTTGTTGATAATAAAGGATTAGCACCATGACCGCCAAATGTTTGACCGCCAGATTCCTTTATTACACTCCACCACTTCATTCTAATTCCTCAATCCTCATTAATGAATTAGAAAGCATTTCTAATTGTTCTTTAATTCTAAGAGGCTCTAATTGTTTAGTTCGATTCGCATACAAATCTGCCTCTTCTATCATTTGATTAACCATTCCTCTAACATCATTTGTGTTAACATTAGTTTTAAACATTTGAGGATAACTCCTTTGTAATTCTACTAAAGGTTTAATTAATTGATTTAAATCTGGGATTGGTTTGCTAAATATTTCACCTATTCTAGTCATATCCATTACTTTAATTATATCTTTCCAACTCATTCTTCATCATCATCCTTTAAATTATCCCATTCGCCCCATCTTTCTACTTCTTTACCTGTTTGTTCTTCTAACCAATCTCTAAATCGTTCACGTTGTTCTTCTACTCTACTAAAAGATTCTGTTGGCTTTCCAATACCAAAATCCTTTGATGAATCTTCTTTATAATCCTCAGTCCAACTATTAATTAGTTTTAAGCACTCATTATGTTGTTCCCATAAAGTACTATTTGCTAAATTAGGCTTACCCATTTTTTCTGCCAATTCTTGAGATATTACCTTTTTAGGTACAATTAATGACTCTTCTATCTCAAACCTTTTTTGTTGCATCATACGACTTAATTTATCTGCGTTTATATTTTCTAATGTTCTCCTTATTTCTAATCTAGTTGATTCAGTCCACTCTCCTACATCAGATATAATATATAAATATAATAAATCTCTTAACTCATCTGCACAAGGATTTCTAGTGTTAGCCGTCATTCTTCTTTTGTAATATTCACCAACAGGTTGTTTTTGTCCGGGTCTACCTCTTATTGTTCTAGCCCATCTAGGATGGTTTCTTGCAGCAGTATTATCTGGATTATCTTCATCTTCAACATCATCATCTCTTTCAAATATCTTTAAAATATACTGCCATTTAGCCTTTTTAATCACTTTAGGCATTTTAATTAATAGCCCTTCTTTATTAACATCTATTTTATCTAGCAAAGTAATGGCCTCTTGAATTGGTTCTGGGAAATCTAACATGAACGCTACTTGTTCAGCATCGTCTTGTGGAATCTCTAATTGTTCAAACCCGAACTTACTTTTTAAATACTGCTTGATATTAGGGTTTACTATATTAGCAATTTGAAACTTACCTTTAAACTCATCATCATTAATAGTAGACCCAAGAGATAGTTCTACTTTGTCTCCCTTAAAACGTCTAATTAAATTATATAATTCTTTTTTATCGCCTGTCATTTCAATAGATTCTAAGAACTTTGATGTATTATATGCAGGGTATCTTTCGTTTAACCATTCTGATAATTCTTCAGCAGTAGCCTCATAATTAGTATATTCTTTAGGCCAAGGTACATTGGGTTGTTTAGGATTCACTCCCCAATCAATATCTTTATCTCCATAAGATTCCTTAACCTTTTCAGCAAATCCTCTAATAGTTATTCTTTTAGAATCTTTATCAGTATTAGAAGTTCTTCCTGAGTTTTTTAATGGTTTACCTTTCAGTCTTTCTTCAAATGACTGTAAGCCTAAAAATATAATTCCACCACTTATCTTACCATAACATCTTGTGGTTATTGGATAAAACACTCCTTCATGCTCAAAACCATGTGTAATAGCATTAATTTTTTCTGGTTTAAAAACTCTAGAAAGCATTGTGCCTTTACTACCTGCTCTAACTCTATCTGTTCCACTCTGACCAGATAAAGGAAATGCTTGTATTCTACTATAACCGAATGGTTTTAATAAATTATACCACATTGACTGTGCTTCTAATTCAGTAGAACGTCTTTCTATTATATTCATATTCACACCTTGTAATAAGTAGTCTTACCTGTTCTACCAACTGAGGATTGTTGCTTAGTCTTTAAACCATACTCTGAAATCCTATTTTTCAATACTTGTTCTAAATTGTTTGTATCATATTTCATGGCAGGGTTTAATTCCTTAATTTCCTTAGCAAGGTCTGATAAAGTATACCATTCTTCTTTATCCATTACTTGTTTGACCTGTTTGCTTAAAGTATCATAAAACTCTATACTTCTCTTGCCATGCTTCTTGCGAATATAATCAAGGTGTTTCATGTCATTAGGTTCTGCATACTTTTCAGCAAGCAATTCAAACTCCTTCATTTCTGAGGATTTAACTAAATCAAACCAAGTCATTGTTCTCACCAATCTCTACAAGCCATACATCTAGCAGAGTAATCGCCTCTTTTGCAGGTAGAACAATTATGCCTCGCCCTAAATGATTTTCTTCTTTTACCCTTTCTTTTGCCAGAAACAGTAACTCCTTTTTGACCCCAATGAACTCTCTTATATCCACCACTACCATTAGGAACACATTTCATCCATTTCTTACCTTTACGTGTGGATGATGTTTTTTTAGTTGCTCTTGTGCAACGGCCTTCTTTAACAATATCAAACCAACTCATTTTATCACTTCTTTATTGGTACGCAATTTGGAACTTGTTTTCCATTTTTGTCTTTCATGCCTATTTGTTCATAACCATCCCAACAAGGATTTTTCTTAACAACATTAAACCAAGTCATTTTTTATCCTTCTCCCGTTGTAACTCTCTTAGTTTTTCCATTTGTTCTTTAACATTAGGATTGTAGCATGGATTATCATAAGTCAAAATATCTTCCAAAATAATCTGATTAGGTTTTACCACTTCATATGTGACATATACTTTAGTGTCAACAGGTGCGCCTAATATTCGCAACATCATAAGGCTATGGTCTGATGCAGGGCGATGTGTTTTTGGGTCTGCTTTGTATGGAATAACCATGATTTTTTTTATATCTTGGTTTGTCATACAAATCCAACTAACAGATAATTCTTTTGATTCAGAAGAATATAACCCATTATAGGTAGGAACAAGCCCTTTAGCCATTATGGAACTCAAGTTAGAAAACGGAGTAGCATGATAATAAATATCTTCATTCTTTAATAGTTTAGCCCAATACATATTACTTATACTCCCCTATTATAAAAACCCATGACTTTCCGCCTCCACCAGATATAGATGCACCCCTTCTGATTATTAGATTACCTTTTCTTTCTTCCTCCACTAACGCATTTTGAATAGTCTTATCATACTTACCTCTTTCAGCATCTTTAAGTCTAGAAGCAGCCCTTAAGATTGAACCAATTCCATGACGAGGTATTTCTGGATTTTGTTTAATATAATTTTCTAACTGTTCTCTTAACATTGGCTCAATAGCCCGTCTAATATTTACAAAATAATATGATGCAGGTTGTGCTTGATTAACCCAATTAACTACTGCTTCACGTACTAATGGATTAATAATAGAATTATTCCAATACTTACTACGGATTTTTAATACGCTATACCATTTCATTATTCTACCTCCCAAAATGGCATATGTTCTACATAGAAAGGATATTTCATAGCCAATCTTTTGAACTCTTTTAGGTTAGCCATACTTGCATGATTAAAAACATACTCTTGAAATAATTCATTATCTTCATCGGATATTTTATCCTTATGTTCAGTAACCCATGCTTTCACATCATCTAAAAACTTTATATCAAACTTTAATATATCTTTCCAATTCATATTCAATCATCTCCGTTTAGATATTATTACCCCTTTCTAAAAACTCCTTAATATACAAAGGATTATCAAACTTATCTCCCCTGTTTCCAAACTGCTCTATAAGTTTATTTACATCGTTATAAGATGGTGTATCGCTTGGATTACGTTCATTAGTTTGAGGATTTATAGTTTCTACTACAATTTTTATTTCATAACTAATTATTAAAGTCTCTCCATTAAGTAAACCAACAGAAAACTGTTTTGATAAAGCATTGCCATTTCTAGTTTCTGATACCTCTACCTTATACATAAAATCTTTATCTTTATCATCAAGATAATTTTCTAATGCAGGGTAATATCCCGCTTGCATCTCTTGCCTCTCGGCAGTAGTAGGTCTTTTCACTTCTTCTTCTCTTTCGGTAGTTTCTCTATCAGAACCAACTGTGCCTTGTTGATTAACATAAAATGTCTTATTTGAAACAGCACCAATATCACCAAATAACTTCATATCTTTAATAGCATTCAAAACCGCAGGCGGAATACAAATTGCACCTGCTTTTGGTGTTTTATAACGTATCATTTTAGATGTGTTGTTAGGGCTAAAACCATTTACTTTCATACTCATCATCAGATTGCTATGTATAGTCCTATCCGAAATAAAAATAACAAACCTGTTTGCCTCTTCCAATTGTTCAAAAATGTTATTTTCCTTTTTTGGGTTCTGATAAAAACTCTTATCACTAGTATTTACTCCAAAAAACATATCCTCTAAATCTGCATCAGAAAAGGGTGAAAGTTGATATTGTTCGTGATGACCACTATCTACTACCATACTATCAACAATAGTATCAGTAACATATTGATATAAATCAATGTGTTTTCTAGACTCGGCTGCATTAACATTTCTTACGGTTTCTGTTCTGTTGTATTGAGAACGCGGGGTCTTTGTATCACCTAGTTTTTGTTTCACGTTTATATTAGGTTTAAAATTAAATATTTTACCTATCCATATATCGCCTCGATTTCCCAACCCACTATCTAAAGTAGCATTTAATTCTTTAAATTGTTGCCTTAAAGAATCGTGTTGTTCTGGTAATGCTAAATCTAGTGATTCATTTAAAATATATTTAGTAGCCTCATAATATAATGAATAACTAGATAAATACGTGTTGAATGCTATCATATAATTTGATGAAGGGCGAGACCTGTCACTAGAATCATATTCCGTATTCGTTCTCTCAACGCCAATATCACTAAATACATCTCTAAATACTGCCAGTACATATCGCATATGTAAGTTTTCAGGCAACATCTTAATTGCAGGTATCAATATTGATGTCGCAGAACGAAAACGATAATTCTGCTTTAACTGTTTACCTGCCGATAGGGTAGCAGACGACCATTCTGTTATTGACGTTCCTAGAACTTTATCAAGACCTAACTCAGTTACTATTTTTACTAACGTATCTCTAACCATGTTAGTTGCTTTTTTAAGATTATTTTCGTATTTTTTATATTCCTTTTCGGGATTAATTAACGGTAAGGATAGAATAGTGTGCATATCCCAATATTCCATTGCATCGCTTAGTTTATCATGTCCTAGGTCATCTTCACAATAATCAGTTAACAACCATAATCTAGAAGACATAGAAGATGTAGTCATTATGTTCAAGAACATATCAAATACTTCTGTGCCTCCAATATTCCCTTCAATCATATCAATTATGTGAGATACACCTTCCTCTAAAGCATTAGGAGGTATTTCTTTCCGAGCCTGTTTTATTGTAATACCTTTAAGTAAATCTTGCTTCATATCGCTAACATTTATTCCCCTAGCATAAAATGAATCAAAAAGCCGTTCTTTAGGCCTATTCTTAACAACATTCATCCATGACATTATAATACACCTATGTAAACATCATACATCTGCCTTGTTTATCTATATTTACAGTTGGCAACGTACATTTATTGTTTTTATTGTGTTTACACAATGTAGCATTACATACATCTATCTTACAATCGCCACCGCTAGGAAACATGGGTCGGTTTTTACCTGCCTTCAAATCATCCTTTAATTGTCGCTGCCAACTATTCTTAACTAACTCCATCGTTTTTGGTGGCATAATATATCAGACCTTTAAAATTGAAAAATTGGGGTGTCATTTATTTGCTACTTGCGCGTTTTTTTTATTTGTTATTGGCCTATTTCCAGAATAAGCATTGTATAATATTAAATATAGTTTAATGTAGTTAATCAAATCATTTAATTCTTTATTGTATTGTTTAATCTATTAATTGTTTTATGTATTCCTTGATGCCGCGAAATTAAATATACCCCTCGTACATAAGGCGTGTATAGCACCCCCTATATAATTTTAATGTTATACGCACTAAAAAATTATACCACTACAACAATTAAATAAACAATAGGCCAATAAAAAAAATTTCTGCTAACGCCATATGGTTGTAGTAACTTGTTGCGTTAAGCAATCGCAAAAAAATAAAATCTGGTTGTCATCTGACAAGTACTAAGAGTACCGCAACCATATGGTTCAGAGTCTCTCTTAGTAGACAGCGTAGCGAACCACATTTCAAAAATGGGGTATTATAAACATCCTCTATTATACAGTTCCCGGACTGAATAATAGATTCCTCAAATCGTTATTAATACCATATGGTTGCCTACTCATAGTAAGCATGAAATGCCTAAACCTGATATTTAGGGTATCTAAAAAGCGTATACAAGTAGACCCTTATTATGAACCATATGGTCATGCGTCAGCATATATGACCGCAGATAAGGATAATTTTACGACAGATGAAGCAAGAAAAGAGTTTATGATAGGCTTCCTAGAAGGAAGCATATTTTGGATAGTATTTATATATTTAATAAACTACTTTTATTGAATCATCTGTCTAAACTACGTTCCAATTACCATATGGTTGGTTAACTTTGATAATAAACAACCACACATGAAAAGAGAGTAAGGGAGAGGCTGCGTACTATCCTCATCTTATTATACACGACTTCGCTGTCAATACCTTACTCTCCAGAGAGTGTTGTTGTTGTTGGCTTATCCGACTTCTTAATTACTATCAGAACAGTTGGGCGTTGCAATCTAATCTCTCCCCGACCCTTCAACTAATGTTTCTTTATACTGTCTGTGTAATGCTGGTTACGGTTTTGGACTACCACCTATTTATGTAGCCTCGCCAACTTTTTTCTTATGTTAAAAACTTTTGAATATAATGCGTGATAGATAAATAAATTAAAGTGAAGTAAACGCTATGCCTACATTAACTGTAACACTCCTTAAGGTAATGCCAGA